TAATAATAGTGTCAAGGGGCGGTGCAAAATAAAAGCCCCGGACAGAAAGAGGTAACGAGTATGGCAAGAGCAATCGCGGAATGCACCTGCGCCCAGTGCGGCGCGAAGTTCGAGAAAGTTCAGTTCCGCCCCAACCGCAAGATGGCGGACGAGTGGAAGGAGTGGGCAGAAGAGAACTGCACCGTCTGCCCCGATTGCTGGCAGAAGGAAAAGCAGGAGAAGGACGCGGCGAAGGCGGAGGCTCTGATTGAAGAACTGCATCTCCCAGAAATCGTCGGAAAATCGGAGAAGCAAGTCAAGTACGCGAGTGACTTGCGGAACAAATACATTGTGAGGTCCGCTGAATATATTCGCTTCATGCATAATTGTCTCTTTGATGAGCAATTCAAAGGACGGAAACAATGCGAGGCAGAAGCCAAAAAAGAAGGACTGTCCGTCACAGCATGGATAGAGAAAAGGGCAAACAGCACGCCCTACGATTACGAAAATCATGCAGCATGGACTGTGCTGCATAGCAGCGAAGCGCGAGAAATCATCGACGCGCTGACGAGCTACTAAAAAGAATAAGCAGGAGGATAAAAAATGTTGGACGAAATGGAACTTGATTACTGTGAAGAAATCTTCACGCGCGACGAAGCCGCATCCCTGTTTGCTGCGTACATCCAGCAGCACCCGGAGCACCATATCAAGCGCACCGACGGCTATCCCTACTATTGCGGCGGAACGCTTGGTGCATGGTGCGCTGATGTGCATAATCGTGCGCTATATGGCGTTCTCGTTCTCGGCGCAAATAAAGAAATCGCGCTGGAATGGACGCACACCACAAGTGGCGAAGTGCTGGCAGACTGATGCAACTACCCCGCCCCGGAGGTTACGAGGGCAGAAAGCGAGAGGGAATTATGACTAACTTTAACTTTACTTTTCACATTCCGGACAATGCCGTCGTCGTCGGTCTTTGCGCTGGGCGGCACGACATGCCCGTTGGGGAGTTTATCTTCCCAACGGAGGTTGACCCCACAGACTTTGAGGGGATGCAGCACACGGTCGACGCGTTCCTTGACAATCGTGTGGGGACACATTTGTCCAATTATGGTACTCGATTCAACGACAACGAGTACGCGGACATCGAGGTGACAACGGGCAATCACCCGCTGGTCGTCTACGTCACGGGCCTGACCGCTTGCGTGGCGGCGGTTATCCGTGGCTGCGTGTATCGCGGCATTGAGCTGACGCTGATGCACTACGACCGCACCACAGGCGCTTACTTGCCGCAGGTGGTGGTCGGAAGCATGGGTAATTGGTGTAAGCCGATTTACGGCAGCCCCAGAAAGGAGGAGTAACAAGAAGATGATTAGCGAAAACGGTAACAAGGTTGCAAAGTGCGTAATTCTGACGAAAGAGCAGAATGCGCAGATTAAGGACGTAGCAAAAAAGTTAAGCCTGAACGATTCGGCTGTCATTCGGCTTGCAATCTCGGAGTGGCTGGCGGAAAGAGTGCGGAAGGAATAGGAGTGGAAGTTGCAAAAAACTTGCGGAAAATCTCAAAAAGGTATTGACAAAGTATATATCTTGTGCTATAATAATAGTGTCAAGGGGCGGTGCAAAATAAAAGCCCCGGACAGAAAGAGGTAAGCATTATGAAGAAGGTTATTGTTAACGAGAACACCGAAATCAACGAGGTCTGTGGCTCTGAAGAAGGGCTCACCTACACGCTGTATGTAGGTGTCGAACCCGTCTACGGTGAGTGGATTCTCACGACGGAAGGGAATCCTGTCGCGCTGAATGACCTTGAAGAGGATGGTAGCAAATGGGCAGAAGAGACCATTGCCAAAATCGAAGCGATTATTGGCGACCCCAGAACCCCTTGGAAGGAATGCGACGAAAGCGACATTGAGTATATCAATGATACGCTGGAGATGTGGGGGCTTAAAGAGTGAGACTTTGCGAAAACTGCGGGAAACCATTGTCCGGGCAGCAGGAGTACTTCTGCTGCCCGCAATGCGCTATTGAGATGAAAAAGAAGGAATCAAAAGAAGCAAATGCCTTATTAGGAAAAGGACATTTTAATATACACGAAACAATAAAGGAGAAGGTCTGCGAGGATTGCGGCGCAAAATACATGGGTTATCCACGCTCAAAGCGTTGTCCGACTTGCAACGTGGCGGCGAAGAAAAAAAGGAAAAAAGAGTATGAAGAACGAAAGAAAAATGGGAAAAGTCGTGTAATCGGTGGAACTTCCTACTGTGAGATTTGCGGGAAACCGTATATTATAAACAGTGGAAAGCAAGTAATGTGTCCAGCTTGTGCGGCAGAGCAAACGCGCAAGCGCGCGCTGGATTACTATAAAAAAAACGCGGAGAAGACAAATCAGAGGCGGAAAGAATCGCGTGGTGAGACGCAAAAGAAGATGGCGGAAATACGCGTTCGTTTATGCCCAACTTGCGGGAAGATATTTACGCCCAATAAAGCGCACAGAGTATATTGTTCCGATGCTTGCGCGGATGCAAAGGCACTTAAAGCCTCTAATCTGCCAGCAAAGAAGCAACACGGTTCGCTTGAAAAGCCGAGAAAGTATCGAAAAGAGAAAACAGAAGCAAGCAAGGCGCGAATTGCAGCAGGATTTACCGTTGCACGGCTATCGGAAATCGTGCATTTATCCGAAAGAACAATACGAAATTACGAAAATGGGAAGAAGGTTTCTGACGAAAGTCGTGCGGCAATAGACGAGGTATTAAAAATAAACAAAAAATAGCATCCTGCAATAAAGTTAATACAAGGAGAACACCATGCCGGAAAAGCAAAAGGAACAGCTTATTTCGCAATCGGAAGTTCTGTCCATGGGCTTCACAAAGTCCATGATAGACAAGCTGCTGCCTCCGCCTATCCTTAAGCGGAATCCACATTATGCGTCCTCCGCGCCCATGAAGCTGTGGCGCGAGGAAGATATGCGTTCCGTCATGGAGACGCAGGAATTTCAGAAGATGTCGGCAAAGTCTGCGGCGCGGAAGGCTGCCGCTGCAAAAGCTGTTGAGACAAAACGCCAAAATGCAGAACTTGTCACCGACGAACTCATCAAGCACATCAGTGTGAGACGCTGGAATATGGCGACATTGGAGCGGAAAACGCTGGACGAAAAGGAGCTACGAAATCTCGAGCACGGAAACTACGATGTGCCGACACCGGACGCACGAACGCTTGAACGCTGGATGGTAAACTTCATTCGTCATAATCTATGTGATTATGACGATAATTTGGACGAGCTGTTTGGGCTTGTCGGAAAAGAGGAATTGTACAAAAAATTAAAAGCGGAAACGCTTGCAAAAATCGCAGAAGTATACCCAGAACTAAAAGAAGAATGCAAACGCCAAGCACAAGCATAGAATACAAAAAGACCGGGACATTACGTCCCGGCTTTCTTTGTATTCCTTTTGGGTAAAATCTCGGAGTATTTCTGCGCCTCGTCGTACTTGGTTTTAAGCGTGTGTATAATATAGTCAATTTTGCGAATGCTCATATTGTACTGCATTGATTGCTTTGTGCGTGTCCAGCCTTTCGCCCGCGACCTGATAATCAGTTCTTCTTCATCGGACAAACAGGCTTCATCCACAAAAGCATCAACAACCGCTTTTGTCCATACGACTTCGCGGCTCATGTGTTACTCCTTCGGTTTATCCTTTCCCTCCGCGACTGCCGCCGCGTCCGTCATGCCCTCGCCGATGATGTAGGCGATGACCGTAGCACCCGCCATGATGATGCTGCCGACCTGTGTTGCGGTTTCATCCGCCACGCCAAACGCCATAATCAGCATGGTTACAAAGGATACAACTGCCGCCCAGAACTTGCGGCTTGTCAGTTTGCGCTTCAAATTCTCACTCATTTTGCATTTCCTCCCTTTAGGGCGTTGCCCCTCAACCAATTATCAATTTCCCTGCTTGCCGCCGTCATTTCGTCGGCGTTGCCGTTGTGTAACTCATGCTCCAAAAGTGCCTGTACTCCGGCGCACGTTACCATCAGTCCGTCACGCAAGCCGCCGATGCGCTCTTCGTGCCCATCAAGGCGGCGCTTGTCTGTGTCCAGCTTGCGATTGATGTCTGACACGCTGGATGCCAGCGCGTTTGTTGGCTGCTCCTGTCGCTTGCGTTCATCTCGCGCATTTTTCCGCGCGGTGTAAAATGTGTTGTATGCTCCCAGCAGGACGAGAATCACGCCCAGCGCCAGAATCAGTTTATCAGCGGTGAGGTTTTCCATGTTAGCCTACACCGCCTTCCAACGCGGCGACACGGGCTTCCAGCGAAGATAATCGGGCTTCAATTCCGCTTGTGCTGCACGCGTCCTCGCGTCGAACGAAACGCGCCATCATATACCCCTGATGCGTCTCCGTCTCGACTTTGAGCCATTCCCCAGCTTCTTCCAGTACATTTACAGTCGCACCGATTTTCACACGCTCAATTGGCGCGCTTGACTTGCTTGCGCTTTTCCGCAAGTTCACCGTGCTGCCGCTGTCGGCAAATACCGTGCCAGCATACAGAACTTCCGTGTTTTCCGGCATTTTCTCATCATCTCCGTAATCAATTTTTTTTAATCTCGCAACACACGACCACGTTTTAATGGGCGACGACACAAAACCAGTTGCGCTGGACTGTGCATTGAGGACGTTCCCGTCTTCGCCGACCAGCCCGATGTGATAAAAGTCGCGCAAATCGCCGTTGTAGTACTTTCCGCCGAACTTGTACCCGCTCGGCAGGGCGTAGCGGCTATCAGACGGTTCGCGCGTCTTAAACGCCGCCATGCCCGGTTCTGCTGCACTGATGGGTAGCAGTTCGACAATTTCCGTCCGCGCAATGCGGTTGCTGCCGTGGTAGATGTGCTGTCCGTGCTGACGGTATGACCACACAAACGCGCCGGAGCAGTCAACGTTCCCCGTCTCCGATGCACCAGCCGTATACTTCCAGTGCTCATCAAGCATCCGCTGGAAGTCGCCAAGAATGGCGGATACTGCGATTTTGGGCATGATGACACCTCCTAAAACTTGGTACTAACTTGCAATTAACTTGCTACCAATTGCAACTTAGATTGCCGCTACTCCCTCATTTTCCACCGCGTCCAGCGAATCATAGTACGCCTGCGCCAGCTTCTCAATTTCCGCGATGTCGTCATCATTAAACAGCCCGTTGTCGAGGTGCGTGTAAGCCTTATCGAGCCAAAATGCCACATCACGTCCAGCGGAAATCTCGCGCTTAATTGCGCGCAGCGTCAAATCATGCCGTGCCTTACTGTTGATTGCCATAAAGATACCTCCTTAATTTTGCGTCATGGATGCAACCGCATCCTCAAGATTTTTGATTACGATATTCACGTCGCGCTGGTACTTCATTTCTGCGACAGCGCCATCAGTAACGCTGATGGTAGTCGTCGGGGCATAGGCGGTCAGCGCCTTGTACGCGCTGATTTCAGCGGCGGAAAGAGCGGTTTCGACGGGGGATTCAAGTGCCGCCCAAATATACACGTCATTCGCATCGAGGAACGCCTTGAAATCATCAAGTGTCGTTGTCCCTTTGGCGGCGTATGCAAAGCCGATAAGGTTGTTTCGGTTGGCAATCGCGCCACCGACAGCTTCCGAACCTACGGTGGTGGAAAAGTGCGTACAAAGAACATTTGTCGAAGAAGTGCCAGCGAACCAAGCAAAGTATCTATCAACCTTTTGTCCAGACGTCTGCCAGTTGAGCGACGATGTCACCTTGATTTTGGTGATGCGCTGCACGCGCACCCCGCGCGCCAAGTCCACCTCATCGCACACCCACTGCTGACCGTTTTCGTCCGTGTAGTTCCCGCCGGAGGAAACCGGGATGCCCGGAAGCGCATTCGGCGTTTGCAGTGTCAGCGTCTGCGATTCGTTTGCGCCGTCCGACACCGTGACCGTTACCGTTCCGCCGTCACCCGCGCTGACAATCGGCACGGGCGCATCCGGGAGCGGCGTACCGTCCTGCGTGCTTTTGCCGCAGACACGCAGTCCGACAAGAGGCGCGGCGAAAGCATCTGTTGTTGTAATCGACGCACCGGACAGGCTGCCAGACAAAACGTTCGCGCGCGCGGAAAGCGTGTTGGCGGTATTCGTAACCGCGCGGATAGCGTCGCCAGCAGCTTTCGCGTCCGCCGCGCGGTTTTCCAGCGCCAGCGTTTTGTCCGTTACCAGCGGCGTTGGAATCCCGCCATTCGGACCAACGCCATAAAGCGCCTGAATCACACCAATTGTGCTTGCGTCAACCATTCGTGCCACCTCCCTGCTTTACCCACGTCCCGTTTGCGTCCTTCTGCCACATCGAACCAAATCCGGCGGTGTACGCCAGACTGCCGATGCTTCCAGACTTCCCCGGCTCTGTGCCATTGGAGATGTCGGCGGCGTTATCCAACATCCACTCGACATAGTCCGTGTGGATAGTCTCGCCGTTATTCCTGCGGATTAGATTCCACGCCATTTTGTGCCGCCTCCTTAATTGTGATGATGATACTATCCGATTCCAGTCCGATGTTGCTGCTCGCGTCAACCGCCTGAAATGCAACAACCCGCGTTCCACTCCCGGTAGATTGAAACTGCTTTGTGAACGTTATCGTTTCCTGCTGAACGTCGTAAATGCGCTCGTTTACTGTGCCGTCCACAAGGAAACGGATTGATGCCGCGTTCTTCTGCGTCACCGTGAACGTCACGCTCTCGCCGACGGCGATTGTCGTTTTGTCCGCCTCAACGCTGACGATTCGCGGACGCTGTGCCTCAAGCGCTGATACATCATCCTTCCACGCTGCGTATAGCTTGCTATAATTTTGCGCGGCGGTGTTTGAGCGATATGCCGCCATTTGCAGCAGTTCCAGAAGTAACAATTTTTCCTCGTCCGTGATATACTTCCCCAAAAACTGCTGTGCTGCGGATGTTGCGCTTTCTGCCGCTGCATTCGCGTTTGCTGTGGCATTTTTGCAGTCTTCCACCTTCGCCAGCACGTCTGTTATATCGGGAATGGCGTTCTCCGGGTCGTATACCGTCCCGGTTGCCCCCGCCGCAACACGTCCCTCAAGCCACAAGATAGCCGTCGTGTCCTCGCCGACCGTCGCCGTGACCATCAGGCGGAAACGCCCAATAACAGCGTAACAAGCAGCGGAAAGCGTCACGGATGCCACGCCGTCGCTAACCGCGCCTTGGAGAAGAATCGTCGGGTTTTCGTCCGTGCTTGCGACGCTATCCAGCCTGATAAAGCTGCCGACAATCGTTGCGCCAGAATCCATGCTGTACGGCGCGCCGTCCTTCTCAAACGCGATTTTCAGCGTGTGGGCGTTTGCTTCGCCTTGCACGAGCGCCGCTTTAAGCGGTGTCATCCGCAACCCGGCAGACAGGTTGCAAGTGTAATTTAACTCATTCATGCGTCCTCCTTATTCCGTTCCTGCGGAAATAAGTCCACTCTTGCCGCCAAGCGCCTCAATGATGCCGCTGACGCTCTTGCCCTCCGTCGACATGGTGACTTGTACCTTTTGCGGCTCAAGCAGCACGTTGTCCGCGTTAAGTGTCAGGATGCGCTCATCATAGCAGCGCCCGAATTTAGGCATTGCAACCCGGCAGATGCTCCCCAGCCGGAAATGGTCGTAGGGCAAGCCTGTTATGGCGGAAAGTTCTACAAGGGAAACGTCAATGGAAATCGGCGGGGTTTTCTTTTTCGCCAGTTCCTTCTTTGCGTTTTCCAACAGCGTTTCCTTGTCCGTGATGCTGTTATCGGAGTATTTGCCGCATACGATGCCCCACTCTTCGATGGTGTCCGCGTCGATGTAGTCTTTGCCATCGTTTACCGTGCCAACGGTTATGCCGTTTTTGCCGTATGCGTACATCCGGGTCACAAGGTCGTCGCGGTCGGTGCTGACCGTTGCGCTGGTTAGCGCGCCGTTAAAACGCGCTTCACATGAGACGGTATTTGGCATATTAACGAGGTTGAGCGTCCACGGATGGGTGGAAAAGTCGTACTGCCACATCATTTCTGCGGGCGACAAGTTCTTGACGTTGTTGATTGCTGTCCATATGTTCGTCCCCGCGTCGAAATCGTATGTGAGGTGCTGCGATAACTCGCACGTTCCAATCTGCCAGCGTGTTTCCGGCTGGTAGGTGAGAAGCTGCGCCAGAACGTCAACCGCGTCAACGGATGCGCTGCCGATTTTTAGCTGCTCCGGGAGAAGTCCGTCCATCAGCGTGGAAATAGCGTGGTCGAGGTTGACTTCCTGTGTTGCGTAATTTCTGTATGTCTGCGTGTCCGAGCGCAAGCGGAAGATGCCGACGCTGCCGCCGATGTGGTATAGCTCCACAAACTGCGTTGCGTCCATCCATGTGCCGTCCACAAGCGTCATGCTTGCGGTGGAGATGTCGTCGATTGTCAGCGACAAAGACAGCGAAGAGGGGCGCAAGCGCTTGATTTCTCGCAGATTTTTGTCCAGCAGACGCGGCAAGCGGACGTTGTTGGTGTACGCCTTGCCTGCGTCCGGGTCGGGGATGATGCCGGAAACGTAGTCGATTGTTAGGTAGATATCGCTAACGTCTACGTTAAAAGTCCGCTCCTTTGTATCCATGTAAACTCTATCCCAAAGCTGGAAAGATAGCGTTACAGTAAGCGACGCAGTGCTTGCGCCATCAGGAAGCGTCACCGTTGCAAATCCGGCTTCGTCAACGTGGATGTCGTTCACGTCCTGTTTCCGCTGATTTCCCCAAGACTCGCGCTTGAAGTCTGCGTGCACTCGTGCGGATGTAATCACTGCATCAGTCGGGAGCACAACCGGGAACGTGACCTTCGCTCTCCCTATTGTTGGATATCCTTTCTCCATTTTCCAACCGTTTGGGTCGTCTTTATCGTAATTGATAACAAGGAAACACTTTGTTTTTGACGTTAGTGTTACTTCCTGCGGTGTGCCGTATGCTTTGTAGTTAATATTTCCGCCCCCTTGCCGTAACCGTTAGCGACAAAAGCCCGTCGCCGCTGAACGACACCTTATTGATTCCGGGTTTTAGCGTGATTTCGTCGGCGGACTGCCCGTTTCGGTTTCCCATTGCGGATTGTCCTGCCGCCGTGATTTGCTGGATGCCGTTATCGTCGTGTTCTATGCGGATTTCCTCGCCCGTCTTTACGCTGATATTCGTCAGCGAGATTTTTTCGCTTCCGCAACTGATTGCAACGTTTGTCAGCGGGTCGATTGCCACAAAAACCGCTTCAAGCGGACAAGGCATTTCCCCGCGGTTGAAAACCGTCAGGATGCCACTTTTGCTTGCTTCAACTGTTTCCATTTTGGAAACAGTTGCTTCCTCCCACCACGGGCGCTGGTATGCCGTCAGCTTGATTCCCAGCGTATCCGTCCATTTGAGCGCGGAAACACTCGCTGCCTCGATGCTGTCGATGTATAATCGCTGTTCCGGGCGGTATGACGTGCGCAGGTACTGTCCACCGCTGCCCCAGCGCATGATTTTACCGAGGACAAGCTGCCTGTGAATGGTGTTTGCTTCGTGGATTTCCACGGCGATTGTTACCGTGATGGACTGCCGAAGCTGCCCGGTGAGGTACATCCCCCCGCCGGGGCGTGCTTCGGTTGTCACTGCTTCCTTCGGCGCGTCCTCCGAAATGTCGATGATGATGATGGACGGGTCGAGGTCTTCCAGCGCTTCTTCTCCCATCCATGCGCGGTATCGCGTTACCATTTAGCGCGCCACCTCCATCAGATTTCCACGGATGCCCCTGCCGATTATCTTATTGACGATAGGCGCAACCGCCGTTGCGACGGTTTTGCCATCCACGCTGAATGTGTTATTGATGGTTGTTGGCGGAAGCCCGGAAACCGCGTTCGCAATTTCGTCCGGGTTTGCCACCTGAACGAAAAGAACGCCGTCGCCATTGCTGAAGATGTTTGGTGCGCTGTTGTTTTTCAGGCTTTCCTTGTAGTTCTCCATCATTTCTCCAAGCGTATTGAAAATAGACTGCGTTACAAATCCTTCCTGTATCGTTCTACTTTCGATTTCTTTTGCTGCGTCAATGGCGCTTTCGATGGCGGAGAAAATATTGCCGCCCGTTGTTTTTTCTTGCTGTTCGCTCGAAGGTGCGCCGATGTATGTATTCGGCACAAATTTAGGGTGCGCTTCGTTGGCAATAATCGTGTCCATCATATACAGTGGCGGCATGTCTTTTGTTGCTCGATTATTCCACTGCTCCGCTTCTGCGGCTTCACGCTGACGCTGGTTTTCCTCCATGCGCTGTTCCAAAATATCAACGATGTCGTTCATCTCCTGCGTCTTCATCTCAACGAGCCGATTCCACCGCTGCGCGCGGGCTTTGATGTCGTCGGGCATTAGCCCATCTTCAATCATGTCCGCATAGCCGCTTCGCGCTCGTGCCTCTATCGCATGTAGCGCTTTTGCTTCGTCTTTGTTAAAGGCGTTTTTATCTTTTGCAACGTCGTCGAACATGTCTGCATATCCTTCACGCGCACCGCCAAAGTCATGAACCCACGGTTTGTTCTCGAGGTCGTTTTCGATTTTGACGAATCCATACTTTTCAAGCAATTGGTTGATGCCCGGAAGTTCTTCTTCAAGCGCTTTCTTCAGGTCGTCGATGCCCGCCAAAAATGCGTTCTTGTTTTCCGCCATTTCCGCCGTGATTGCGGCTGACTGGTCGTAAATCTCCGCGAGTTCTTCAACCTTTTTGCGCATATCCTGATAAGTGTCATCCGTGGCAAGCGATAATTCGGTTGCAGTTTCCGAAATGGACTTCTCGGCTTCGCGGGCAAGCTGATAATCTGCATTGAGCTGCTTTATCTCTTCCGGGGTAAGATTCAGCAGTTGCGAAAGGTAAGCATCATTTTCTTTCGAGTAAGTTGTAAGCCCCTGCAAGATGCCAACATCGACACCAGCTGCTTGTGCTTGCTTCAGCGCATCGTTGTGCGCGTTCAAAGAAGCTGCGTTCGTTTTGTACCAACTCAACACGTTTTCTTTGCTGTAATCGGTTTCAAGCAGCTTTTTCATTTCCGCCTGCGTGTGTTTGACCATGTAGCCCATACCCGACGCAACGCCTTTGTAAGATTTTTGCATCTTCTCAAGCGTGTCTTGGCGGTAGGTGTCAAGGTCTTTCAGCGCGGTTTTGAGGTCTTCGAGGGCTTTCTTCTCTGCGTCAACGGCGGCTTTGAAGTCGGAATTTAGTTTTGCCTTGCGCCCTTCCGGGCTATTTACATATTCCTCCCGGCTTTTCTTTACATCGTCCAGCGCGACTGCCGCTGCTTCGGCTTGCGGAACAAGCTCTGCAAGTTCTTCCTTTTCGCTTTCAAGCTCCACTTTTTCTTGTGCAAGCGGGTCTTTCGCGGCGTTCTGTGCGTTTCTAAAAAGGTCGAAATAGTAAATTTGTTCAGCGTTCAGCCCTGTTGCAAGTCCTCCCAGATTGGCGTACGGATTTTCGGTGTTGGTTGCATAGGCATAACTTCGCACATCGCTTGATGGCATATTACGAGCCGTTTGGTAGTCAGGCTCGTAGCCATATCGTTGTGCGTATGTACGCCATGCATCTTCTACGCGCTTATCGTATAGTTTTTGTAGTTCGTCGCTGCTTTGAATGAGCAATTCCCTTTTTGCAATATCCGCTTCTGTCTCCGCGATTTGCGTCTGCAAATCATCATACCTTTTCTGCGCATCGGATACCGCTTGGTCGTAGCTGTTGTATTTCGTTACACCATGCAATGTGTCAACGTAATTCTGTATGGCTTCATCGTTGCCGATGATTGCATCAGTTGTAAGGTCGACGTACTGTGACAACCCCGGCATAACGTCTTTCAAGGCTTCCAGCGCGGCGCGCCATTCCTCCGTGGATTTTACTGCGTCGCCGCTCTCATCCTCTATACTCCGCATGGAATCAACGATTGTGAGCGAACGCTGGTATGCCACTTCTGCAGCAAACAGCGATTCGTCGCGTTCGGAATAGATTTTCTCGATTGCCGTTTGCTGGTATGACTTGTCAGACAGCACGTTGTTAAGCAGCGAAATCGCGGGCGTTACAACGCCCAGCAGACCCTTGCCGAACTCCGTCTTGATGCGGTCGAGGTTCGTTTGCAGCTTGCGCATCTCATTCGAGAAGCTGTCCCCAGTTCGCGCGAAGTCGCCCTGCGCGTCCTTCGTGGCTTCCAGCAGATACTGATAGCGCAGCGTCGCTTGTTCCGCCTGAGACATTTTATCAAACGCCTTGTTCATGCCCTTTTCGAGGGCAAAGGCGTTCAGGTTCGCAACGGACATATTGATGCCCAAAGATTTTACATTTATACCCTCGGTTTCCCGATATTTTGTAGGGGATTAGACTATCTCTTCGCCCTTTCGGGGGGCGGCTGGCACTTCGCGTCGTGCTAATCTCGACGCTACAATTAGTCGTTACACCTTCCAACAAAAAAGACGCATTTCTGCGTCATGGTTGTTGGCTTGGCACGGTATTGTCTTGCTTGCTGTAAATCCATGAGAACAAGTTTAGAGTTTTACCGTTAGCGCATTTTCATGCACACCGCTTTTGCTTGCGTTCACCAGCAGTTTCAGAATGGATTTCTCCATTAAGCCGCTAAAATCAACGGTTCGGTTTCCCCGGAAATTCCGGAGCGGATTTTCTCAAATGCTGTGTCGTGGTCGAGGTTGTAGAACGACGCCATATCCGCCGCCAGCCCCGCCATATCCATAGACATTTGGAGAACTTGGTCATCCGCTATGCCCATGGATTTCAGCATAGCGCCCAGCGTGGACGAATACTGTTTCGCCTTGGTTTCCGTGATGCCGTAGGCGTTCAGCGCCTCCTGCGCCCACTTATTGATGGTGGACGCGGAATCCTCAAACGTCACATCAACAACGTTCTGCGTCTCCACAAGGTCGGACGCAAGTCCGATTGATTCGTCAATCGAACCCGTGACGCCGTCGATAATGCTATTGATGCCGTTTACTGCCATGTTGGCAAGGAACTGCCCGCTTGCAATATCGCCAATAACATCAAGGCGGCTCAAAAATCCGCTAAGCACACCGCCGCCCGAATCGCCTCCGTCTGCGGCTTGCTGCAAAGACTGGATTTGTTGCTGCAAACGCTGGATTTCCTCCGCCGCTTGCGTGGACTGCTGCTGTGCTTGCTGCAATTCCCTCTGAAAACGTCCACCGTCAAACGTCGGATGCACTGCAAAGCTATTCAGTTCTTGCTGGAACTGCTGCATTTCCTGCCGGATTTTATTCAGTTCCTGCGTGTATCCGCTTGTATCAATCTTAAAACTTGCGTACAACTCAAATGCTTCCGCCATCTTCTGCACCTCCCCTCGCCATTAGTCCGTTTATAATGTCGTCGCAGATTTCCTCTGCTGTTTTTTGCTTTGTTTCGTGCTTCTCTGTGCCGAAAACATCGCTGTATGACGGGATTTCCAAATTCGCGCCGCCGAACGACGAAATAGCAAGCACCGTCATCCACGCCATATTAGCCATGTAGCAACGTTTTGCTTCCTCCTGCGTTTCGTGCGCCAGAAGCACCCCCAGCGCGTGAACGTTTTGCGGGCGGTATTTGTACAGTACTGGGATTACATGATGCACCCCAGACGAAGCGCAAAGGTAAAAAAAGCAAACAGCGAATCGAGCGTGTCCTTGTCCATCATGGCGGCGGTTTCCGTGAAGTCCATTTCTGCGACTTCCTCCGCCGTCTTGCCGTGCATCGCGCCGAGAATGCCCATCGTTTCCTTCGGGTGCTTGGCGTACAAAATCGGCAGCATCTTCATCAGAATGTCGCGCCCGACAACGTCGCCCTTGCTCTTTTCTTCCACGAAGGCTTTCATTTCCTTGCTATTTACCAGCTTGTCGATGTACGGAATGGCGTTCGCCATCTGCTCAAATGCGGTTGCGGTATTCATGCGTTTTCCTCCTCGAAATTTACGAAAGTGCGGCAGGGCGCGAACCCTGCCGCGTGTTATTAGGCGGCGGGGTCGAAGAAAATAACCTCGCAGGGTGCATATCCGTCGGTTTCCAGCCCATCCTGATGCGCGGTAAACTCCACCGGAATAGTGCCCTCGCCCTTGTCCGTCCAAGTCAGCGTTGCGCCCGACGTGTTCAGCGCGTTTTTGATGGCAATCAGCACATAGCCCTTCGAGGTGTCGCCCACCCAGACAAGACTCTCAATGTAGTCCGCGTCCTTAATGTCGGTGCGAATCTTGATGGTGTGCTTCTTCTCCGTGTCCGTTACGTCGGCAGTGCCAAAAGACCGCTTAAGGTTGGTGGCATTGATTTCAAGCAGGGTAGTCGTCAGCTTGATAGTCCAGCCATCGTTGACGCTGCTGCCTTTCCATTCCTCGCGCTTGCCGTCCGCCTCGATGCTGCGCGTGTTGGGCGTGCAGACGAACGTGCCGCCGCCGCGCGTTGCGCCAATCAGCGCAGAGCCGCTTGTCTTTTCGCGCTCCGTTTTCAGCAGCGCGCCAAGCGTCGCCGCGTCTGTGGCGGTGGAATAATCGAAATTAGCAAGAAACATCCCGGCATTGAGTTGCAGATTCTCAAATGTGCTTGCCCGAAGCCCAGTCGTCATTTTTTTACCTCCTGTTAGGTGTAATAAGTCACGATTTCGTAGTAAATCCGCCCATAGCAGACGCTTTTGAGCGTCGTATCTACTTCAAGGCGGAAAAAGTTGCTATTGTTGCGGTATAGCGTGATAAAGCCATCGTCGCAATAAATCGCTGTTCCCTCCGGCGGAATAGCGCGGCGAACCTCGTCAAGGATTGCTGCGCGCTGCAAGTTGACGTTGCTGCCGTTTTCCGCCTGACAGCACAGCGTGCAAATCATTGTAGATTTTCCGAATGTGTCTCCCTCTTGCACCTGAAACGCAAAATAGGGAAAAGACGCTTCCTCCGGCACTGCGTCCTCGATGTATGCAGGGATGGGCTTGCCCTCGTAGGTGAAGCTGCTCCAAAACTTGTATAGTTTCCGCTGCAAGTCAATCACGCAGTCACCACCTCCGCGTCCGCCTCTCGGAAGTGCATATCGCTCTGCTTGGGCGTTGTCATGTCCCGCGCATCGGACGTGATGCGGAAAACCTTGCCGTCGGACAGGCGCTTTACTCGGTCATTTGGCGCAAGCTCTAGCAAATCAGAAAAGACGATTGTGAAAATCTCGCGGATGCCGTTTTGATACGCGATTTTCGCCTCCGTGGTGCTTTCGCGGACAAAACAAGCCTTGATAGACGCTCCATCTGTCCACGACACAGTCACGCCGCCCATGCCGTCGGATTCCGTGCGTTTGTCAACAATGCAAGCATCCTCGCCAAAGTCAATCCACGCCATCAGCCCACCTCCGTATACATGTGCCTATACGGTCGCAGTTTGTCCGCAAATGCCGCTTGCCACGTTACAACGCCGTTGCTGCCAGTAGCGCGCGAATAGCTGTAATGCCCGAACGATTCGCTTGTATAAGCCCCCGTCGGGTTTTTTGTTTCGTACTCCGCGCACTGTTTTGCAATCTCGATAAACGGGCGCGGCGGGTACAGAAACCACAACGTGCCGTCGAAAGTTTCCTCCCCGGCCGCGTCCTCCATTGCGCCAGAAACAAGGCTGTGAACGCCGTCGTTCCGCGCGCTGCCGCTGATGTACACATAGGGCGAACCTACGTCAGGGACGATTTTCCCGCCCAAGATGCGAATCTCTCCCGTGTACTTGCAGCGCTCGAAAAAGTTGTTACACTCGCGCATTGCCATTTCCAGCGTCACAGCCATGTTTCCACCTCCATTAAGTCGCTGCCGTCACCGTCGCGCTGCCGGAGCGAATCACGCGGTAGTCGCTGGTGCATTCCGCAACCGTCACCTTCTGCCCCGTCGCAATCGCAAGGTCAGACGTGCCGTCCCAGTTGCTCCAAGTGCGGACATTCTGCCCATAGGCTGCGGTCGGAGCGGTCGTACCAGCCTTCACCTTGTACAGGTTGGAGCTTGATTCCTTCGCGGGGTTGACAGTCAGCGTCGTGTTGCCCTTGCCCGTGCCAGCGGCAGAGGAAACCGTCAACTGTCCCGTCGCCGCGTCCGTGATGGTTGCAATCCAGATGCTCTGCGGGTTGAAGATAACCGGCATAAACAAGCCGGATGCCCGCGTCCACAGCACAACGGGGTCGTTCTCCACCCACTGCGACACCATCACATAGCGGTGCTGACCGGACTGGTTGACGTTAAGCCCGGTGTTCGCGGTGTTGACCGTTTCTTCCGGGGTCTGTCCCCACAAGCCCGCGCCGATGCGCGTCATGGCGCTGCCCGTGCCGAGGAACGTCATCTTGTTCTGCGGGAAATAGCGCTTGGTCGTGCGAATCGGTCGCCCGTCCGCACCGATGCCGCCATCAATGGCGTACTGCAAATCGTTAGTGATAACGCGGTTGATGCCGTACTCCGTGGAAAGGAACGTATCCAGCGCGGCGTTGCTCACATACGCGCCCTCGCTCAACGTGCCGTTGATGCGCTTCTGGATTGCACGGTTTGCACGCATCTGATTTCGCACTTTGCGACTTGTAACGATGGTGTCAACCGTTGTTCCCGCTTCCTGCGCGGTGTCAGACACAAACTGAATCTGTGCCGGGATGTCCGCGTCCTCGCTGAAATCGAACGTGAATTCCGTCTGTTCCGGCTTCACGCCATAGTCGATAGTCAGGTCGAGGTCGTTCTCCTTGATGGTCATCTTGCCGGTTGCCAGAACCTCGTTCTTCGCAACCTTGGTTCGCGTAACAACTTGGTCGGCGAGCATGATGCCGTCACGGATAACGTAGTCATACATAGCGTCATTCTGCACGCCGGAACGCAGCAGCGCACGCATACGCTCGGACTGGTTAATCTTTACTTTAATCAGTCCCTTCTCGATGCTGTGCGTATCGACGGGGATGCGGGTGGCGATGTTCGTCCGGCTGTCGAAGCTGTGGAAGTCAGCCATCACGGGAAGCTGGTACTGGTTGGCAATCTCCTGCCACTTAGCCACGAGATTTTCACTGTATTCGTCGGGAAACAGCGCGTCAACCGGGTCGTTCGGGCGGCTGACGTTAAAGCCAACGTCCAGCCACTCCTCCTTGGGAATCAGACCGAAAATATTGTTCTCAAAAGACGGAATCTGCATAGTATTCTCCTTTCGTCAGTACGGGCGAACCGTCGCGGCTTCGGCGGCGATGAAGTAGAAGCCCTTTGCCGTCAGCGCGCTCTTGGCGGTGCTGTTGATTGCGGCGGGCAGACGGCTCTCGTAAACCGTGCCGCGCGTTACGACGCTGCCGGGCATATCGCCGCTTGTAACGTCCACGTCCTCGTACACGATGCCGACGGCAGTTCCGTCATTTGCGGGGTAAACAGTCCCCATCTTGACGTACTTCGCGCCGTTTTCGGCGGTGGTAGCGCCCGACTGCTTAATCTGCTTGGTTTCGCGGATTGCGTCCTCCGCGTTCTTAAGAAAATAACCGGGCTGGTAAACAGTCCCGGTCGCCTTGCTGGTAAAGCTCATTTATTTGCTCCTTCCGGCGCAACTGCGCCATACATATCTTGCGCGTACTTCGCCGCCAGTGCTGCGGCGCGTCCGCTGCCGTGCGTGGCATTGCTGCCGCTCGGCGGGGTTGTGGGTGGTGTACCCTGCTGCTGCTGCGTGGAGAAAAGGTCGCCATACTCGCCCTTTAGCGCGTCAATCAGCTTGTCGCCGTCCTTGATTGCGCCCTTGTCGTCGAGTTCGATGCCGTCCAGTCCGCGCTTTGCCATTACGAGGTCTGCAAGTTTCGCCTGCATCCCTTTGCTGGTCAGCAGCTTTCTTGCGGCGGTTGTCAGCGTCGCGGTTTTCTTTTCCGTCTCCACCTGCTGCTTGTAAGCGTCGAACGCCTCCTGAATCTTCTGCGCGTCGCCGCCGCTCTTCTTCGCGTCGGCAAGCTGCTGTTTGAGCGTGTCGCGTTCCGTGGTCAGTGCTGCAATCTGCTGCGCCTGTTCCGCGTACTTGTCACGCTCCGCCTTGATGTCGTTGATTGCGTCACTGTGGGCTTCCACAATTGCGTCAATCGCTTCATCAGGCACATTCAGGGCTTTCAGGTTTTTTCGGGTGAGGATATTCATGTTGCAATCTCCTTTGCTTCGGGGCGCGATGCTTTGCGCCTTTGATTGTTTGCGGCTAAGCGGTGCTTTGCTTTTCCGCGTATATGCAAACAGCGCACGGCGGTGCTTTGCCATGCGCTGATGTTGCTGTAATTAGTCCATATTCTGCTTGATTACGTCCGCCATGATGTCCACAAGGCGTTCTGCGTTTGCGGAATCCGCGAATGTGTCCGTCATGAACGGTCTGCCGGGGGTGTATCCGCCCGGCATGACGCGGAACTCGCCTTTGTCGCCCAGCTTGGGAAAGAAAACGGCGTGTCCTGCGTGTCCGTCGTGCACATAATGCGCGTACTCAACGTTTGTGCCGATGGTTACTTCGTTGTTATCCGGATCGATGTCGGCGGTGATGCTTCGTGCCAGATTGCCAGTGTCGTAGACTTTATGCTCATAGCCAGTAACCATCTTCTCGCGTACCATGCCGACGGATTCCTGCGCAACCGCCAAAAGTCCGACAAACATTGCCTGTTCCAGCTTCTGATTGATTTCCGGCGTGTGGTCTACGAACCTGCTCATTTCTTTTTCCTCTTTCGGATGTTGCCGTCTGCGTCCACATACTCGGTGGACAGGATGACTTTCGGCATAATCATGCAGTAGCAATTGATTGTTTCCGCTGCGCTTCCGTTCGGGTCGCCCGGAAAGCGGATGTTGCTGTTCGGGAAGCATTCTCCCTGCTTCGCCATCTTGCCGTGCCGTGCCATGTGCGCCTCGCGGCTATTCTGGAAGCGGCAAAACCACTTGTTGTAAACCGTTACGCCTTGGTCTGCTGCTTCCTGCGACGCGGCATAACTCGCTTGGCTCTGTGAGCGCGTCCGTTCCGTCTGCGCTACTCTCCGCGCTTGCCACTCGCTCTGCCCCGTGATGTCGCTGATGCGGTTCATCAGCTTCTTCCGGTCCTCGCCCAGCGTGGACGAAAGCGCCAGCGCGTTTTGCAACTTGTGGCGAATCTCGGTGTTTTGTCCTAGATTTTTGTACGCCAGCTTCGTGAATGCTGTTTCGTTAGCGGCGAAAATCGCTTTGATTTCGCGCTTGTTTGGCTGTGCAAACGACACCTTGACACCTGCGCGGTCTGCTTGCGCCTCGATGACGGTTTGCGCCTCGCCTAAGCTGTCGGCGTACACGTCGCCCATCGTGTTACGGATGTCGTCGGTTGCCCGGTTTCCTGCCTTGCAGATTTCCTCCATGATGACTTCTTCCACGCGATATTGGCGGATGAGTTCGCGGAGAAAACCCGCTTTCCACCGCTCCACCTTTTCCGGCGTGTCGTAGTACGCGGGCGGCTTTATTTTGCCTTCGTCCACTTGCTGCTTTTTCCGCAAGAAGTCTTTCAGGCGCTCCGTGGCGATGTCAAGCGCCTCTTGGTACATCGCCTTTATGCGCATTTGCAGTGCGGCTTCGCGCAAATCGTTGCGCTCCACGTCCGTCACGGCTTGCCCGTCTCCCCAGCGTCAAAAAATGCAATCAGGATGCGCAATACAAGTCGAACCGCTACCAGCCACCAGCCGATGCACAAGAGCCAGTCCGGAACGATGATGTTATTCGCCGCCAGCACTTGCAGAATCACCATCAGATACAGCATCTTCTTCCTCCTCGTCTGTCTTCTGCATCGCCTGTTGCGCCATGCGGATGCCAAGAAGCGATTCTTCCTCCCCGCGCTTCATGATGTCGTCGATTTCCTCCGACAGAATCATCGGGTTCAGCTTCAATCGCGTCTCCTTGTCCAAATCCCCCTGCGCGGTGTAGATGTTCTGGATAATTTCGCTCTCGTTGGCAATCGTCTGCCGCTTGAAGCGGATTGTCTCCGTCTCGATGCCCAGAATCCGCAGTAACTTCTGCACGAACTCAAAGCACTGCCATTCGTAGGCGTTCGCCTTGAGGTCGAGGTTTGCCATGCTCGCCCGGATTGCAACATTCGTCAGGCTGCCGCCCGTCAACTCCGACACATCCAGCGCCATATAATCGCGATAAAGCTGCCGTTCCAGCAGTTCCAGTGCGGTTTGACGCGCTGCATACGGAACTTCAAACGTCTCCGGCGTTACCGTGCTGGATGACGTGCCGTCCGAAATGTTCGCGATTGCTTTCAGTCTGTGAATCTGTTCCAGCATCAGCGCTACTTCGTCGAAGTTGCCCCCGAAGTTGTTCAGCACCCAGTAAACATCGTTCGCCTTTTCCAGATTGTTTCCAAAGTCGGAAAGTACGATGTCGTATAGGTCGATTTTGGAGCGAATCGCAAGCGTCAGTTCCGTTTGCTTCTTGTCGTTGGCGTACAGCGGCACAATCGGCAGTGCGCTATAATTCTCCTCGGAGATAAGGCGCTCGCCTGTGATGTCCCTCGCGTATGTGCGTTTATAAGCGCGTTTCTCCTGCGCCACCTCCAAATCAGAGGCATTTTCGCGCGTCTTGTACACCGTCACGCCGTCCGGCTCGAACACACGCGCCATCAGCGGCTTGTCGTCGCCAATCTGCCAGAACTGCACCCCAACCATCGGTTCGCCCGTCAGCTCGTCCAGCAGCGCCACGAACCCGCTGTTTTTGTCTGTGTACGCTCGCAGAATCTCAACGTGGTCGAGATTCCAGTAGCCCCAACACACGCCGTGTACCAGCGCATACAGTCCGATTTTTGCAAGCGTCGTGTCGAACCCGACGCCCAGCTTGCCCTTCATCTCGTCGTTTTCCAGCTCCACGCCGTTTCCCAGCAAATAATTAGCCTGCTGCATTGTAAAGCGGCGGAAAAAATCGCTGTAAATGCGCTGTCCGGGGATTGCTTGCGTTGCCGTCGCTTTCTTCTTTACCTTCTTACCGTCGGCGGCTGTCTGCTCCGTCTCCGATGTGGTCGCTTGCAGCACGACTTTCGCGGAAACTGTATCGTTCTTCGCCTCGTAGTATCGTTGCGCGATGCCCGCCTTGTCAAAGTCCTCGCTGTGCTTGTATGCACCAATAACCGCCAGCGTTGCCTTTGCTTTGTCCGGCTCGTTCTGCCAGTCCTGCCATGTGATTTTGGTAAACATCTGTATCACCCCCCAACAAACAAACTCGCGCCGCTCCTATCGAGAATCCGGCAGCAGCACGCGGCGCTGTCCGGCGCGTCGTCGTGCTCCGCGTCCTCGGTGTAGTCCATAATCTGCGCGATATATTCCCTGTCTGTGCCTTCCAAAAACACGATATTCCCCCACCATTTTTTGAGGTATGTGCTGATTTTTAGGTACTTGTTCATTTTTTCCGGGTATGCGCGTACTGCCATGTTTCGGCGGCGCAATTCCCGCGCCAAATATCCCTTGTCGCCGTTTGTTTCACAGTAAATCGGGGCGCACATTAGGCGCTCCGTCTCCGATTGCAGTGCCTCCATCAGCGTGTCAACGTGCTTTCGCCACAATCGCCCGTATAAATACAGTGTGTCGCCGTCCCGCTTGGCGCACGTCAGCGCGGTGTAGTCCTCGCCGCCATAGGCAGCATCAACGTGCGCGATGCCGTCCCGCAGCTTTTCCGCCTCCGGCGTGAACGTCGGCGGCGTGTCGAACAGCGCGTTTTCGGCGGCGATGTGGCGCAACTCGTAGTTCGCGGCAAACAGAGACGGCGACATTGACTTCCGCAGTTCTTCCAGCTTTTCCGGTGCAATCAACCCGGTGGAATAGCAGTCGTGCTTCTCCGGCGGCGCAACCAGCGTGAACGCGTCCTCGATGTGCCACGGTGTGCCGATGAAGACGATTCGCCCGTCGCGTGTGACGATGTTGCGCAGCTCCTGTATAACGCCCTTCGTGCGCTCTCGTTCTGCGCGGCTGATGCGGTCGTTAAGGTTTACAACGTCGTCACACACAATCAAATCTGCGTGCTTGCCCGTCATGGACGAACCGCAGCCGATGCCGATTAGCTGGTCAGCGCCACGCGGCGAATCGTACACGCTCACCGTCATACAGTTGCCGCCTGATTTCAGCAGTTGAACGTCCTGCTGCATGAGGATTTGCGCCATGTAGCAAAAAGCCTCGTTGGCGAATACCTTTTTCGCCTGTGCGATGCTCTCCACAACGTCGCTGTCGGTTTTTCGCATGAAAATCGCGTTTTTCCCGTGGTTGAGAACGCACCACATTGCCAGCGCAACGGAAAGGCAGGAGGACTTGTAGGATAGGCGGTGTGCTTGGAGCGTGTAATCGTCCGCACCGAAGATGATGTGCTGCATCCAGCGTCCGTGCAGTTCGTCCGTCAAGTCACGGAATCCGCACATTCTTCCGACGGCGGCGGGATTGTATCGCCAAATGTTCCACACTTCATCCCGCGTCAGCGTCGTCATTTTACTTCTCCCCGCGTTTCTTTCAGCAGCTTGTCGATGTCTGCTTTCGCGTCCTCGGACAACTGCGGCGTTTTGATGTTGACGATGTCACCGGGGTCTTCCCCGATAATCCGCATGATATACTGAAAAGCGGGTAAATTCCCGTCTGCTGCCATTTTGACGGTGCGTCTCACAAGTGCTTCTCGCAACGTCCCGCCATTTTGCAACGGCTCCTCAAGCAGATTGAGCATCAGCTCCTTGACGGTAAAATTTGCTTTGCGCGCCTGCGTTGCTTTTTCGTGCGCTTTCCTCGCGTCACTCGTCGCCCCGTCCTTCCCGCTCCCGAACCTTTTCCCCTTTTGCAGGTTTGCAAGGCTATTAGGATGAGTTCCTCTCGGCATTCATGTCACCTCTTGGGCTGCCTGCGGATTTCGCCTGTCTGCCGGTTGATGGTATATGCTACTCGGCGCTGGTATGCGCCAGATGATTTCTTCGCCAAAGCCGAACCGTTCCTTAGCTTTCGCACTGAACCGCTTGCCATGCTTTATTCCCCCTTACGATTTTAGGTTTCGTGTAGTCGATTGTTTTATACTTGTCGATTAGACTGTCGAACGCTTCCTTGTAGAAGTTAAACAGCCCCTCGTTCTCCTCGAAGTCGAACTGCTCCAAGCAAGACGCGCTTCGCAAATTCGCGCTCCCCGTCAGCACATAATGATTCCCCTTGTGCGTTTCCATCAGCAGGATTTTCATGTGCGTGTTCGTGAATGCTACTTGCAATTTGTTGTCGATGTCCAGTTCTTCGTACAAGTACGGAATTAAATCCGTTTTGTAGTGGCTGTAGAAGTAGCCGGACAGCATCAGATTGATTTTCTCCACGTTGCGGAAAAGCAGCAGATTTTTGAAGCTATCCACGTTGTTTTCCGACAGTGACAACGTTGAGCAGTAGATTGTTTTGAGGTCGATGCCGCGATACATCACAAGTGCTTCCGGCAAGTCGCCAAAAATGAAATTGCCCGGAACGATGCAGGTAGTCCGCGCATTGCGTTCCAGACAGATTTTTGCGGCAAGGTCGCGTGCGTGCTGAAAATCCGCCTTGTTGTAGATTGCCGACTTTGCCATCTTGGGCTTTATGATGCGCGTCTGCTCTTCCTCGTCAACAAGGGAGAAGTCAGCGACGAAGAAGTCTATGTCGTCGTCAAGTTCGATTGTGCCCGGGAAGTGGATTTCGGGAAAACTCAATTCTAAATCTTCCGTCAGAGCTTTCCCTGCATCTTTGCCTTTATTCTTTCCCATGTTCTTTCAATCTCTTTATTTTCATGCTCTCTGCAATCTCCTTTGCTTTCTCCAATTCCAAGGACTGCCGTCTTATACATTCTGAAAAGGTTTTTCGATTGCATTACATCTGCGAAGGAATTTTTCTTAAGCATGTCATGCCCTACTGTCGTTTGGAAAATAGCTGAGAAGCAACGCGCACTTCCGGCTTCTTGCATTTTTCCCGTTGGTTTTTGCACGTCCCCGTTATAAAGGTGTTCGAGGTTGAAATTTGTCCCTTTGAAGCCGTTCAGACCGACGATTCCACAACAGCACATATCGTCTCCCATCGTTCGCAGCCTGTTTTCCCCGCAAAAAAACGCAAGACCTAATTCGTGCGCTCTTTCTCTTATTTCTTCGTAGCGCGGTTTTAGTTCTTGCGATTTGTAGCAATAATCCCCTGCAATTTTCACCATTCCGCTGAACGGCTTTGCAAATTTCATTCCTTCGACAATTACTCCATATGCCCCGGCTTCTTTCATTTTGGAAAGGCTCTGCATGATTTCTCTGTGCGCCTCAATCATATATGGCTGTATTCTAACGATTACCCGCGGCACATATGGAGCAACTTTCTTTATGGTTGAGACTCTTTCGTCAAATGTTGGCGCTCCTTTTTCGATTTTATTATATAAGCTGCAAGCCGCTGAAACTTGAAGCACAACATTGCAATCCTTTATTACGTCAATATACCGTTCGTCTGCGATAACATTTCCTTTTGTCGATACGACGAACGGGTATCCAGTCTCCGCGAAAATTTTTAACGCTTTAAGGCTTGCGCCTTCTATTCTTTCTGCTGGCTGGAATGGGTCTGACATCCCCCCCCAGTGTAGCGGAATATTCCAGTCGCACCATTCTGTTTCAAGCGTTCTTTCTCCGCGAATAAAGGCTTTTAGTTGCTTCGAGCAGTCTTTGCTTTTTATCTTGTGAAGTTCGCTCTTTTTTCTCGCGAAACAATATTTACAATCGTGTGAACATCCAGAGTATGTATCAAACCGGATTGGAAGATCGCATAACACAACTTGCGAACCACACGAGATTCCAATATCGCTCATTTTACAAGCAACCAGCCTCTCTCAAAATCATGTTCGTGATATGCTCTTTCCCGTTTTTCTTTATAAAATCTTTCACGGAATTTTCATACGTTTTATTGAACGTTAAGGTGACGTCAAAGAGTTCGCTTTGTAATTCGTCATTCCTGATTCTCATGATGTCTTTTTCTCCGTCCGATGAAAGTGCATCAAGAATCCCCGAACCAAAAGCACCGAACCCAAACTCGCTCATGTCTATATCAACGATTTCCGCCAGCTCTTGGTCGAGCGCCGTAAAGTCCCAGCCGCTGTCCATGTTGGTTTTGTTGTGCGCCAGTGTGTACGCCTTGCGCTCTTCTTTTGTTAAGTGGTCAAGGCGGATGCACGGCACTGTTGGGATGCCGAGCTGCTTGCACGCTTCCAGCCGCCCGTGACCCTCTACAATCAGGTTTTCCTTGCCCCAGATGCCGATGGGGTCGTCCATGCCGAACCGCTTGATGCTTGCCTTGATTTCGTCGATTTGCTCCTGCGGATGCCGCTTCGCGTTTCTCGCGTAGGGTTTTACGCGGTCAACCGGCAACATACAATCCGTTTCGACGATTTTGATGCCGTTCCAGTCGAGCAATGGTTTTTCCTCCTCTTCGTCCGTCGCGTCCCCACCAACGCAACAAAGCGCACTCGCGCATAAATCCCGCCGCTGAAGAGGCAAGAGCAGCACTTCCATAGTCGCCTCTTCCAACAAAAAAGGCGCTTGCATTACTGCTTGCGTCTTTCTTGCTGCTTTTACATTTTATATTATATCACGATTTTAACTCTCATTACTCTCATCTTTTACCGTCGAAAGAAAGTTTTTCACTGCCCAGCGCCCATTGGCGTTGAGCATCCGCTGCCATGCGCCGTTCTTCGGCGACCAGCGAAAACCGTTTGCTTTGAGCGCTTCCCGCGTCTCATCGTCGGGCTTGTCCGGAAAAATCAGCCGGATTCGCATGTCATCCGTGTTCTCCACCACGCGTATTCCCTTGATTACTTTTTCGCTATCTCCTTCCTCCTTTACTGCCGTAATGCTCGCGATTCGTTCTTTGATTCGCCGAATTTCCGCGCTGCTGTTTTGAAGCGCGGATGCGCTGAACGGCTGTCCGCTGTGGCGCTTCATATAATTGCGCATTTCCTCCGCCTCTGCCGTTTCCTCACCAAAGAGATCGAATCCTTCCATCGTTCCGTTTAACTTGTAGTAGGTGTTTGCCTTCTTCATTGTTTCGTGCCACGATACCAGCTCATCAAGCTGGTTTTTGAGCCGCTCTATCGCTTTTGCGTCTCCCACCTTGATGCCTCCTGTTCCGACGCTCTGGATGCGGCGAAGCAACCCGATGATTTCTTCGTACTTTTCCGCGTTCCGCTTGTATGCTTCAATCTGCTTTTCCTTCTTCGCTCGATTGATGCCAGCAGGACCGGCAATCATGACAGAAGGGCACATCGTTCCGATAGCGTTTTCGCGGTTAATCCACTCCGCCAACTTCCGGCAGTAGCGGTTGAGCAGCATGTCAATCGTTTTTGCGCATTCCGGGTGCTTCTGCTTCTGTGCCTCTGCGATTGACTGTGCCCTGTCGCACATTACGCGATACTCGTTCGTTGCGTTGTTTTCCTCGTAATCGTCGAATGACATCATCTGCTTTGATGCCTTCGCGGTTTCCTCATTGATTTCATAATACATGCCCGAGTTGCCTCCTATTTCGCGCTCTAATGGGTTTGTCTGCTTCTCCTATAAATTCCCCCGCCCGATTGCTCCAACGGCTTTCGGGCGGGTTTATGCGAATCCTCGCGGGTTTATCATTACTTTACTTCTTCGACCTGCGCTCGGGTGAAGAAGTAGGCGGTCTTGATGTAGTAGTGTCCAGCGTTTTTTTCCTCCGCGTTCTCTTCCTTCTTGCTTTCCTTCTTCTTCTTGCCCTGCGCATAGTTCCAGATTTCCGTCTTGAGGGCTGCATGTTCGCCCTTCTTTACGCTATAACCGCGCTTATTCCACTCGGCAAACGTGTGGAGTGGAAGTTCCATGCCATGCATGACAACATTCTCGGCATCTTTCGCGGTAATAATTCCAGCTGCAACCGCTGCGCGGGTAATGATTTCTGCGTTCGTCATCGTCTTTTCTCCTTCTCTGTAAGGGCTTTTTCTTGTATCTCTCCCTTACATAACCTATTATAGCATAGTTAATGCACTATGTCAAGAGGTAAAACGCAATTTTTTTGTGTTTTTTTAAAAAAAAATCGCGCACCATTTAGATGCGCGAATGAATCAATTTTTGTTTTTTAGTACCTGTTCTCCGGCATAGGCGTTTACCGCATCAACGATGTACGTTGTAATGGATACGCCCTTTTTCTCTGCCGCTGCACGCAGCTTTTCCTTGCTTCCTGCGTGGATTTTGAATGTTATGCTTTCCATACCGACTTTCTCCTGCCACTTTTTTGTCGCGCGGACAGAAACGTCTCCTTGATAATACTTCTCTCGCATTTTCACACCGCCTTCCCGCCTCCCATTGTATCATGCTTCTTCGTATTTTTCAAGTGCGCATACTTTTTTTTCCGCGTTTGAAATAACGCGGAAGACGTGCTGTTCCGAATAAGCCAGACAAAAGCTGATTTCTCGAACACTACGCCCCTCCATGTACCGCATCCGCATACATTGTACATCAAGAGGTTTGTCAAGCAGATATAACAGCGGGTCAAGCTCCGCACGCAGTCGCGTCAGCTCATCCTCGATGTTTTGTTTGCACTCTTTGGCTTTTAGATACAGGCACAACCCTGCTTCCGTGCTGTTGAGGTCTCCGCCGCCTTTCGGCGCGTCGCTGATTGTCCGCGTCAGCTTCTGCGCCCGGATCCGCGCCTGTTCTGCTCGCAAGCAAGCCATAGGATACCGCCTGATGAGATACCGCATCCGCTTTAAGTCAACCATTTTCCCCTCCCGCAACCGCCCACGATTATTTTACCCCTTCAAACGCCTTAACGATAGCTGTATACAGCGCCGGGCGAATCTGTCCGCTCATAAGCTCCGTGTACAGCATATCTTGTACCTTCTCGATTGCCCCGTTTGCCTCCTTCTCGCCGTTTAGCCGCCTGATTGCGTCCTGCGTCGCTCTGACTTTGTAGGCATCGTGGCGGCTTTTGCATCCGCGCGAAACGTTCCCCGCAAGCCGCTTGACGTTCTTTTCCAGCTCTTTCTCCAACCAAAAGGAGTACCGGATGTCGTCGGTGTCCAACATTGTCTCACTCTCCGTCCATGTATCGCATAATTGCATCAATTGCTTCTTGGCAGCCCTTTGCCACTACGCAACGGTATCCCTCGGCGGTAAGCATTTTCATGCGCTCTTTCTGCGATGTCGACACCGTCCCGCCCTTGCGCCGCTTCATTTCGATAAAAAGCCCGTGTTCGCGACCGTTGGAGACGGGCAGGAAGATGTCCGGCACTCCTGCACGCGTCCCGGTTCGCTTCATCCTCGCGGCGGTTGCTTTGGCGCGATAACCGCCGTTCGGGATGGCGAACATCCCTTTCAGCCACGGCTTCGTTGCGCTTTGAGCATCTGCCCAGCGGAAAAGGGCTTCCTGCTCTTCATTTTCCGTTGGAATTACATCGGCATAAATAGAACGCCATGTAGTCCGCACTTTGGATTTGTACATTTTACCCATGCGCCTCCCTGCACATCAATCGTAGTGTATCGTTTCATCACTGCGTTGCAAACCGGGCAGATTGTCAGTGCGTTCAGCCAATCTTGATTTTCGACCATGCTGCACCTCCTCTCTGCGCCTTCATGCACATAGCAGCAACTTGCACAGCTTCGCAAGCCAGCAGTGTAGCTGCCGCTGCTGTTTTGCTCGCGCACATCGTGAACACTTCCTCGTCGTCTCGGCGGGTCGCAAGCCAGACGTCGTTTGCCTTTCGGATGACACGCTGCATCTCTTCTTTCGCTTCTTCGACTTCTTCCCAAATCACGGAGAACGCCTCCGGCATGGAGTTGAACGTCTCTCCATGCTCTTTCTGCGCTCGCAGAAGTTCAGAGAACACAACCGTCACAATCTCATCTTGCAATTCTCTCACAACCATCATCACTCCTTATTGATAAATGCGCAAGCCACGCACACCGTAGCCGCCAGCAGACACAGCAAACCGATAACCGTCATCGTTAATCCTCCCTATCCTCTTTCAGCCACCATCTCATGACTTCCTCGCCGTTCTGCCACGTCGTCGGCAGCCCTTCCGCATTGCGCTGCTCAATCATGCGGTCAAATGCCCGGATATACAGAGTCCGAAATTTTGGATAACGCTCAAATTGTGCCTTTTGTCCAGCCGTTCCAGCCATCGGACAACCGATGCAGCCGATGCGCGTGTAGCCCTCATCGTACAGGCAACAGTGCGAGACTTTCGCAATGTCGTTGAGAAATTCCCAAACCTCGTCATCCGTCCAATCGACGATAGGATTCAGCAGCATCTTCTGCGTCCTGTAGCAAAACTCCGCAAGGCGTCTGTTTTCATCGTTATCATCGTTCATGACGAGTCCGCCGTATTTATTTGTTTTGTATTGTACGCCAAGTTCATTTGCCTTTTTTTGCGTTGTTTTTGGCTTTCCATCAATATTTACAACCCCGCGATTTTCTTTTCTACTCGCGGATTCTGCCCAGCGAACGCCAGTCACAACCATTCGACCGTCTCCGTTTGTCTCTTTTAGTTCCGCGCAGCAAAATCTCCTAAATCGCGTCGGCGGCATCCCGATTTTTGATATCAGTGACCACATACTAATTCTCTTCCCGTCCTCGTCGTGCGGCACATCGAAAATCACGTCCGGGTAATGCTCGCGGATAAAGTAAATCAGCTCCGGCGGGTCAACGCTTGTCAACTGATAGTGGGCTTCAAACTTTACGCCCGCCATCTGCGCCAAATGGTAGATGCACTGGCTGTCCTTGCCGCCGGAAAACGCAAGGAAATACCCCTCCGGCGGCTCAAAGGATTTCAGGCGCTGGATAGCAATGTCCAGCTTTGTTTTGATTACGCCATCCGTGCCGATAATCTGCTCCATCAGCATTTGTCATCCCCCCAACCACGCCGCAAGCGCATCCGCTCCGGCGTACACCAAAATCGAAATGATACAGTTGACGAGCGCCAGCAGAATGTAAATGTACCACGGGCGCGTTTCCTTCGCCAGCAGGAAGCCCGTCACGCTCAGACCAATCATCGTGCCGAAAATCACCGCCGCGGGCAGCGTCACCATGTTCATTGTTTTTCCTCCTCCGTTTCCAAGAATGTCATCTGCCCGTCAATCGGCTTTTCCTGCTGTTTCGTGTTGGGAAGCTGCTTGATGAGCGGCACATGGTCTGCATCAAGCGGCTTCCCGCACAGCTCACAAGCTGTCCAGCGCTTCGCCCAGTCAGTCGCTGCGGAAGCGCTCGCGCCGTATGCCATGCACTTGTACCGCGTATGGCTTGTTGTTGCGTAGATGCAAAGATTCGGGCAGTCTGCGCACCTGTGTGCAGTGTTTTTCCCGTATTTACGGTGCATAGCCGTGATTTTTCGGTTATCCATCATCGCTCTTCCTCCGTCGTCCCAAGCTGCGCCTTCGCCAGTGCTATTGCCAGCAGATACGTCAGCTTTCCTACCCCCTCAAACAATATTCCAGTCATTCGCCAGCATATCCGCCTGCGACGCAAGCCAGCCAATCTGCACGCCGGACGTGCCGACGAAAGCAAACGCCTGATTGCCGATTGCGTCATGGACGCAGTTCACAACTGTGCCGGAAGCGTTCTTGTAGCTGATGCAGGTCGCCAGTTCAACATACTGATTCTTTCCGTTCCATCCGTTCCTGCGGATTTTCCGCCCCTGCTTTGCAAGGTCAATTGCTTCACCAAAAGTCATGATTCATACCCCTTTCGATTCCTTTCCGTCCGTCCCTATCTGCGCTTTTGCCAGCTCGATTGCCAACAGGTACGTTTTCTCGTGCTTCGTCCCGGCGTTGACTTGCTTGACTTTTGCGGCGAAGTCGTCAATCGTGCCGTTGAAGCATCCGCAGGTGACGTATATTCCGCCATCCGTGCCGCGATAAAAGGTGGTTGTATCGTCACGGCTGCCGATTGCGCCGATGGTAAGGACATCGCTCGGCGCTTTTATTGATGCGTTCGTTTTGATTGTTGCATTGCCACCCACCAACGCCCAATCGCGCACCTGCGCGTCGCCGGATACAAGCGCATCGCCGAACACTTTTGCACAATTGAAAACATTCGCAACATCTTGCACCCACGCATTGTCGAACACCTGCGCATTGTCGAACACCAACGCGTTGCCGAACACACGCGCCTCGTCGTACGCCCACGCCTCGCCGAACATCCGCGCCCTGTCGAACGCCAACGCATTGCCGAACACCCACGCGTTGCCAAACACCCACGCCTCGTCAGCGACCCACGCTGCACCTTTCTGAGACAGATTTCTCTCCGCCTCAATCCAGCCGCCCAAGTCGCCCGCCTTCACGTCGTGCACCGGAATATCAATCAGCGCACGGATGCGATGCAGAATCTTTCCGCCCGATGTTTTTACTTCGCCAGCAAACTCATACTTTTTCATTTTCGTTTTCCTCCCACGGCGTGTTCGCCATTTCTTCCGGCGTGGGCTTCCGCAGCCAGCAACGCCACGTCTCGCCGTAGGTATAATCTGCGTACCATGTGCGTCCGCCGTCGAAATATATGCGGGAGCTTTCATGCCCCCAGTACGTTATACTTCGCACGCAGACGCAAGGCTCGTCGTCCACGTTTCTATCTTCAATCCATATAGGCATTCCTGCCCATACGAGCATTCCTGCGCTGATTGCCAATTCCGCAAGTGTCAGTACGCGGTTTTTGTTATTATTCATCTTCGTCCTCCCACGGCGTGTTTTCCCGCTCGTTTTTCGTCGGCTTGCGCCGCCAGCACCGCCAAAGGCTTCCATAGTCTTTCTCGTTTTGTTTACCCCCACCGCCAATGCCAGAAAATTCGAACAATATTTTCGAGCCATCCGTCTCCAAATCGGTAACGATGGCATATCCTTCATAGTTCTCTCTATATTCCAAATACATCACAGTTTCTTGCTCTGTGTTGTAGTCGTCATATGCAGTTACCAACAATTCATCCAGCGTCAGCACCCGGTTTGGCCCTTGCCAGCGCGACATTGCTGCTATGTAAGCACCGACTTTCGTGTGATTCGCAGGGCTTTTGATGCCACACAACGGCGTACTGCATTGATACCAGTACATTCTTTCTTTGTCCTCGTTGTCCTCCAAGCGCATTTCCGCGTCGCAGTACGGGCAGCGCGGAGCTTGTTTCTTTTCATTATTCATCCTCTTCATCCTCCTTCGGCGCTTCCGGGTATGGCATCCAGTGCGTGATTTTCACGGGCTTGTCGTCGTCCAGTTCGTCAAGAAACGCCTCTGTGTCTGAGCGAAAATACAACCATGGATAGCACCACCTGCCCTCTGCATCAAATCCGATGACGTGCTTTCTATTCAGCGGAAGCACCTTATCCACGGAAAACCATCCCGGCTCACGGCGATTCCACTTCTTCATTGCCTTTTCCAGCGTTTCTCCTGCTGCAATGGCTTGTCTGCACGCAGTGCATTCGCAAAACCAACTGCCGAAAAAATAATCAGGTTCTACCAGTTCGATTTTTCGTTCCCCGCAGAACGGACACGGTTTCAGTTTACAATCCTGCATTCTTCTTTCTCCTTTCGTCGTTGTTCCACGCTCTCACGGCTTCCGTCTTTGTCCTTTTCGTTCTCCCTGCCCATCCGCATCGTATGCACATCACCCCCCACCCGTTTCCGCCGAGAATTGTATGCCACATTTCGGGATTCTCGCGTCCGCAATTCGGACAAGGTAGCCTTTATAGTAACATTGCACACCATTCCCCCCCTCCTAAACTTTTTGATATAGCAGAGACCTTTTGCGTAATCCAGCTCTTAAAGGTTTTTGCTTCGGGCTTGCTGCTACCGAGAACGAGAGCATATAGACCGCTTTCGCTGACGCAAGCCAATTTGCGTTCTTCGAACGTTCCGTTCGGGCTGGTATGCGTTAAACGCAGTATGATTTTCTCGTCCTCATCAAGGCGGCGCGTCGCTGTTGGGTCAATGTCCAGCGCTCGACAAATGTCAATTGCCACAAACCACAGTTTTGATTCTCCCTCTTCGACGAACACTCGGATGTTTCCAAACTGCTCGCTCTCCAAAATGATGATTTTGTGCATGACTTCCATCCTCCTATTCTTTTTTTAAGCAAGTATACCGCATGTGCGGCTTGTCGAAGCCCAGATGCACAAGCCCCGTTGCGCCGTTTCGATTCTTCCTGATTCGGCACGTCTGCCACGTCAATCCGTTTGCTTGGCAATTGTGGTACATCTGCCATCTGTCGCTGTTCGCGTCCTGCGGTTCTTCTGGCTCGTGTAGGATGAGAAACACGTTCGCGTCCTGCTCAATTGCGCCGCTGTCTCGCGCTTGTGACATATCCGGCTCGCTCCTTGTCGACTTGCCGAATCCCTTCTCGCTCTCGCGGTTGAACTGCGTCATGCAGAGCAGCGGAATGCCTAAATCCATCGCCATCAGCTTTAACTCGCGGCTGATTTGCGTCACCTCCTCCGTGCGGTTTCCGCACTTCTCATCTGCTCGCATGAGCTGGATGTAGTCAACCACAATCAGGCTTAGCCCCTCCTTGCTTGCTTTCATTTTCGCCGCCGCGTTGCGGATTTGAAGTGGTGTGACCGCTCTTTCTTCGATGGTGACTGGTAAATCTGCAAGCGCCTGATAGCAGGGCGAAATCTGCGCGAAATCCTCTAATTCCATCTTGCCTGTGGAGATTTTCTGCAAGTCCACGCCTGATTCGTTCGCCATGAAACGCGCCGCAATTTCCACCGGGTTCATTTCCAGCGACACGAGCAGCACCCCGCCGCCGTGCTCCGCAACGTACTTCGCAATGCAGATAGCCAGCGACGTTTTGCCGACACCCGGACGTGCGCCGATGTAGATTAGCTGTCCCGGCTTAAAGCCCCCCAGCATCACGTCAAGGTCTGCGATTCCGCAAGTCACGCCATCTTTCTTGTCGAAAGAATTCGCAAGCATGAGCGACGCTTCGTGCATCGTCACCCCGTCGTTGATAGCGGTTGACGACTGTGCCGCCGCCGCGCAATCCGCTTGCAACGATTCCACCGACGCGCCGGGATTGCCTACATCTTGCAGGATTTTTCGCGCCAGCGTCGCAAGTTCGCGGCGTTTCGCGCACTCCGCCAAAATCGCTATGTACTGCCGCGACATTACGGGCGAAATGCCCATTTGCACGCATTGCATCAAGAGGGCGGTATCTTGGAGGTCGCATTGCACTTCTGCATCCAAAGTCACAAGGTCAACCTGTTTCCCCTGCTTCACAAGACGCATAATTCCGCGCTGACAGGCTTGCATCTGCTTTAATCCGAACAAGCTATCAGACAGTGCGGCAACCTCTTGCGCTACGATTGCATCCTGCATCGCAAGCCCAATCAGGCTCTTTTCCGCGTCCTCGTTGATGTATGCGTCCATTTTTAACTACTCCACGCTCTCGCTAATTCTTCCAGCTTTGTCCGTACATCTGGATACTCCATTGGCTGGTTTTTAACGCAGCTCATGAATACATCTCTTTGTTTGACTTTCGGCGGTTCGTGTACTTCAATTTCGTCCGTGCTATTTATAAACCTTATCGGGTGCTTTTCCGCCTCAATCCGCGCTTGCTCTCGTCGCTCTTTCTCCTGTTTCTCTTTCGCGCGTCCATTGATTACACCCTTGAGATATCGGATGTTAGGCTTCCCGGATTCTCCGGCGATTTTGACGCATTCCAGAACTTCTTCCGTGCCGTTGTCCGCCACAAGCTGGTTGAGCGTCTCCATCGTCGCCGTCGTGTCGGGGAATCCCTGCCGTTTCGCTTCGTCCAGCACCTCGTTTGTGCCTTGCTGGATTTCTGCGGCTTCTTCGTCGCTGATGAAGGGGGCAGGGGTGTGCACTTCGGGCTTCTGCTCTGTTTCGGGATTGATCTGTGCCTGTGCCGATTCGGGCTGCTGGATATCTTCTGACTTTGTTTTCTTCGGGCGACCACGTCCGCCAGCCTTGCCACCTGCGGAACGCACCTCGTGAATCTTGCAGATTTTATCGCATTCTCGCAACAGCGCAAGGTACAAAAACGCCGCGTTTCCTTCCGGCTCGACATCCTCACCCGTCGCCATATAATCAAGAATGGCTTTAAGCGCACGTCCGGTTTCTTCGTCGGAAAGTCTCGCAATTTCCCGGCGCATGGCTACCTGCACAGGCACATACTCAAGCTCCATTTGCTACATCCCTCCGTTAAAACGGCAAATCCTCGTTGTATACCGGGGTGTAATTCTGCGCGGGCGGTTGAGCCGCCTCTTGCGCTGTCTGCGGTGCATCCTGTTTCGCGCTGTCCAGAAACTCAACGTCCTGCGCAAAGACTTCCAGCGTCGCGCGTGTGCTTCCGTCGTTGGCTGTGTAGGGGCTAACGCTGACGCTGCCAATCACACACACCTTGCGCCCCTTGGCAAGATACTTTTGGCACGTTTCCGCTTGCTTATCCCAGACGGATACGCGGAAGAAGTCTGCTTCCGCCTTTTCACCCGGTTTTGCGCGGCGATTGACCGCAACCGTGAAGTTGGCGACGCTCTTGCCGCTCTGCGTCGTTCGCAACTCAACGTCGCGCGTCAGATTCCCGATGATTGTCAGCTTGTTCATTGCTTTTCCTCCCCAGCTTGTACCGCTTAGCTATTTTTTCGTCGATTTTTACGGGCTGAATGTGGTACTTCTCGTCAAAATCCGCCTGTGCCATCGTGTGGCACTCCGTGTGATGTACCCGGCAAAGCGGTTCGCACGTCAGCCCGATATGATTGATTTCTGTGCGGTCTGCGCCCATGCCGACGCGCTCCCAGTGATGCAAGTCTGACGGTCTACGTCCACAGACGGCGCACTGTTTGTGCATCACGCAAGCGTATATATATGCGCCGATGTCCTCCGCGTACTCCACAAGCGGCTGTTTTGTCGGAATGTTGTTTACCACGCAGAACTCAACCAGCCAATCAATATAAAGCCTCGCGGTTGTCATGTCCACGTCGGACAGGCTGAATGCCTTGATTGCCTCCGCTTGCAGCTTGTCAATCCGAGATCGCAGGAACTCCGCCTTGAGCATCGTGTTGAGGTCGCTCTTGTCGCCCTGTCCGATGTATCCCGTTGCGGCTGCTATTTCGCCAATCAGCGCCCACGCCTTGCGGCGTTGCTCTGGACTGATTGTGCGGCAGTCCTGCCATAGCACCGTGACGGTATCGGACAGGTTTTCCGCATCGGGGCGGGCAGTCTGGATTGTCAGGCTGCCCGGCTGCTCGATGACTTTCCCGATTGTCGCAATCATGGCTCACTCCACGGCTCGCGTTTGGTTTCTTCGCGTGTCGGCTCTTTCTCCCAGCACCGCCACTTTGTGCCGTAATCCTCTTCTCCGACGACGAAGCTGCCAATACCAGGATTGTACGGAATCACTCGGCACGTTTTGTTTGTGCGCACGAGGAAATACGCGCAGATTGGAATATTGTAGCGCAGTTCCACCCAAATGCGCGCCGTCTTTTGGTTCTGCGTGATTGCTTCGGCAAACGTTAGAACGCGGTTTCGCGGCTTAGTCGGCACAGCTTTGCTTCTCCTTTCCTGTGATAAACTCCGCTCTTGGCAGCGTCTCAATCCATGCGCAGAACGCCCTCCATTCCGGCAGACGGTGATTTCCACGCTGCTGATAGATGGTTTTGAGCTGCCGGTAGTTGGTGGTCATCCGCGCCGTCAGCCGCAAGCCAACAGGCACGTTGTAGACGACTGCAAGATACCGTTCCTGCGTTGGGGCTTCCTTGTACTCCTCAACCATCTTCTCGATAAGCTCGATTGTTTCACGGCGCACATAGTCGATGCACTTCTCGTCGATGTCCATGCTCATAATGCGGTGCATGGTGGACTGGCTCGATACAAAATCCAGAAAATGATACCGCTCGGCTTCCACCCACGCCTTGATTGAGAACGTGAGGTCGAACTGCACGACGATTCCAGTCAAAAACTGGTCGTGTCCGCTACCAGCTAAACAGGTTGCAAGCGCCATCGTCCGCTCTGTGACTTCCGCGCTGCAATTCTCCGTGTCGGTTGCCATCGGATAGTGGCTTGCCTTTATACTCGACGCAAGCCCCATGATTTCCACGTTGCTGACTACATTCATTTTCTTTCCCCTTTCTCAATTCGCTCCACCATATCAAACGGGTCGTCGAAATCCAGCCGGATTCCCGTCTTTTCCAGTACCTCATCAATCAATTCTGCCGTTGTGAAGTACGCACCGGGTTGCAGATACTTTTGCGTTGCCGTCAGCATCCGATGAATCCGCTGTGCGCCGAACCCGAACTCCTCTTTCATCGCAAGGCACATCCCGGCGAAAATCATCTTGATTGCATGGCGTTCTGCATCCTTCGCTCCTCGCTCATACTCGCGTTCGTAGCCTCCCCGCGCCCTCATGATGCTCTGCGTGGCGTGGGTCATGTCCCGCGCCGCTCTCCTGCGTTCTGCCCGATTCATCATGATGCCTCCCGGAAATTAGCCTTTACCGCGTCCATCATCGCCTTTGCGTCCGCCATCGTCATCTCTTTCGTCGGAATGTTGCGGACGATGTTTTCTTCCACAAGCGCGGCGCGAACTCTGCTCAACTCCTGCACATCCATGCCAATGTTTCTGCACTCGCGCTTGATATAGTCCGCCGGCGTTTCCGTCTGATTCTCTACTGGCTTACTCTGCTGCTGCGGCTGCTCCGGTTTCTTCTGCGTCTCGGTCTCGTGCTTTGTCTCGTAGCTTTCACCGTCCGGGTCGTTCATCTCCTCTGTCGGGATGCAAAACACTTGGAACAGCGCGTATTTGTAAGCAATCGCCATTGCCTTGTTGCTTGCCTTGTCGCCGCTGTCCATGCCCTCGCCCAGCGTCACTGCCTCGACAAAGCTGCCGTCGGTAGCATAGAAGCGGAACGCGATTTTCAGCAGACTGTACCGCAGTTCTCCACCTTTCGCCGTTACCTTGATTTCTCGTGTCTGCTCCAAAACTTGCGGGACGGTGAAAATCTTGTTTTTCGTCAGGATGGGCTTCAAGGCGTTCATAACATCGTCGATGCCGCGGAACTTAAAACCCTGCTGTTGGTTGTACTTGTCCTTGCCGATTGCGGAAATGTCCGCCATCGCCGCGCTGATTGCGGCGTAAATCTGCCCGTTTTCCATGCTCGTTCCTCCTGTCAGCACTCGTACCATCTCTGATACTGCTCGTTTATGTACTTCTCCCAGCGCCAGTCTTCCCCCGTTCGGCTGGCTTCATCAACCCTCCGCACGGGCTTCCTGCACCCTCGCGGCACTTCGTCCGTCTGGCTGCATCCGCAGTCGCAGCGCTCTCCGCTATCCAGATATGCCCCGCAAAGGCAGCAGCGTCTTGCCATTTGGCTCACCCCTTCTGCACCGCGAAAACCGGGTCGCGCGGAACAATTTTGATGCCGGGAACGACTTCGCCCGTAATTTCATCAATCGCCTGCCCGTTGTTTTCTACAAGTAACCCTTTCAGCGCTGTCCATTTGAGTTTCGGCACGTTCTCCACGCAGGACGGCGCATTCTCTGCGCACCACGCGATAATCTGCGCATCGTCGCGCTCGTACTCCGGCGCTTGCGCCTTGCGGACCAGAACGCCGCTTGGCAGCTTGTACTTCTCGCTGGTCTTCGTCGCCTTGTGCGGCACGGTGTCGAAGTAGCTTTCCAGCAGGGCGGTGAAGTAGTCAATCCGTTGCTGCGTGATCTTCTCCACTCGGTCACTTTGCTTCTTGTAGTACTCTTTCCACATCTTCGCGGCGTTTTCCGTCTCCATGATTTTGCGAATTGCCCAATCCGCCTTTTGGTCGTTGTCGATGTTGAAGCTCGCGCTTTCTTCCTGCTCGGTTCCCTCGATTTCTTCCATGTCGTCGGTAATAAACTGCTCCATATATGTTGACTTCCTTTCTTTTTTGTGGTAGAATGGTAGTGGCTTAACCGCCACATTACCCTTTCTGTCTGCCCGTATTCGCGCTTTGTACCCGCGACACGGGCGCTTTTTTATGCCCGTCTCCGGGCGATTGTGCCGTCAGGGTTCATCAGTCCGCGCGCAACAAGGTCGTTGCGCTTCTTCCGCTGGCGGATGACCTCGTTCTCCTGCTCCTGCGTTGGGTAACGCTTGCGCCGCTCCATCTCCTGCTCAAAGTCGCTGACCGTTACGCGGATGGTTTCGTGCGCCTTGCCACCGATGCAGACGTGCGGCATTTCGCGCATAAATTTCCGGGCGCTCTCCTTGCTGATGCAGAGAATTTCGGCGACGCGTTCGGTGTTGAGGTACTGCGTCATTTCGCGCCACTCCTTTTCTCGATTCTCGCAAGTGTGTCCGTCAGACAGGCGATTGCCTTTCGCAGAACCTCCTCGTACTTATCTCGGTTAATCGGGTTATCAATGCGCCCGTCTTCTGACACATCGCGCTCAATTGCGCTTTGCAAGCACATCACGTCCTCAATCGCGAACCGTCCTCGAAGAACGCTCCCCGCCGTCGTTGTCTCATCTACGCCGCGATAATGTCGGCGGTAGCTATCGCAGTTGGATAGCATCCACTTGTGCCACAATCCCGGCGCTTTGTAGGCGATTTCCAGTCGGTCAACGTCGTCTGGCGACGGGAACGCTTCGCCACGCTCCCAGCGCCCGACGAGTGCTTCACAAACGCCGATTTCGCTTGCAATCTGCCACTGCCGGATTCCCGCATTTTCCCGTGCTTTCCGCAGCTCATTCCCTCCAAACTCGGTCATTTATTTCACCTCTTTCTGTGTTATTATTTCATTAGGTGTAAGGGCGAAAGCCGTCGCGATTACTTCCGCGATAAAGTTGCCCTGTGCGTCAATCTCCCCCGCCTGATACCGCCCCGTCTCGGACAATGCGCGGCTATACGCCCGCTCAAACGTCAGCTTGGTGATGTCGTCCGGCGTGTTGATGCCCGCCATATTGCAGACGGCGTCGTAGACAATCCGCATTGCTGCGCTGTCTCCCAGATGCGCCCGAATCTGCTTGACGATTACCGCGTCAATGGGACACCAGCGCAAGCCCTTGCCTTCCTCCGGCTGCATCGTTACCCCGGTTGCTCGCTGGAAGTCAGTCATTCCAAAGCGCCCCCATCTTGTCGCTGATTTCTTCAAGCAGCTTATTCATGATGTCTCCGTAGACAACGTAGGCATCAAATTCGCCGGGGAAAACCTTCTGAAAGGCTCCGTAGTCCTTCTCCTTCCCGCTCCGTACGTCCATCCAGATAATCTTCCAAATGCGGTCGGCGGTGCGCTTGCTATCGCAAGCGTTGTCGAGTTCGCGGATGATGCGCGGCGCATTGAGCCGCAGCGTGGTTTCCATCATGTGCTGCTCAAAGAGTTCCTTCCTGGCTTCCTCGTCCGGCACGATTTTCTCAAGATTCAGGATTTTCATTTTCTTTTCCCTCCCTTAGACGGCTACCGCCGTCTTGTCCATCTCGTACTTAACCGCCAACAGCAGGGCTTCCATTACGGCTTCATACGCGCCGTATGCCTCGCTGATATAGTCCCAGCTCCCCAGCTTCGCAAACTCATCGCACGTCATGGCTTTCAGCTTACGCGCACTCTGGCGAATGGCAAAAATCGTCTTGTTCGCGTCACAGCGCGATACGCAACCGCCAAGGCACTGGCTCTGGATGTCCTTGCCGTACTCGTCCAGCAGACGGTTCGCGATTTGCACCTTGACAACTTCATTACTCATTTTGTGATACCCCTTTCTATCTTTGCGCTTTTCGCGCTTGTTTTTGCAATACACTTAGTACATACGAGCAAGTTCCCCAAGCAACCTATCCATCGTGCGCTTATACACCGCGTATACAGCAGGATTCTGCTTGTCTGGCGTTTTGCTGATAAAAATAGTGTGCAGAAACTCTTCGCGCGTCGATACCCTTTCTTTAGAGACGCAGAACACAACGTATTCCCAAAGCTGCGTTGCGATTGTTTTGCTTTCGCAGATTCCGTCAAATTCGCGAATGATGTCGCTCGCATAATTAAGCAGCAATTCCGCGGATGTGAGCCTAATCCAAATTTCCGCACGGGCTTCTTCGTTTGGGATCTCTTTTTCAAGGTCGATTTCGTCGTCGCTGGCGTAAACCATTTCGTCGTCGTCCGGGCAAAACATTTTGTTTCCTCCTTTAGCACGTCATCTTTTCCAGTGGTTAGTGTTAGTCGATGAGTTCCCACCAGTTCACGCCAAGCGTCGGCGCAATGCTTTTTGCAACTTTCGGCGTAACGTTGCGTTCACCATTCGCAATCCGCGAAAGCATTGATTCCGAAATGCCCGTGATTCGCGCAATGTCCGCCATCTTCAACCCCCTGCTTTCCGCAAGGTTTCTAATGTTTACCAACGTTTCTCCTTTCCTTGACTTGCCCAACGGTCAAGTTTTCCGCTAAAAAAATTTGATTTTTCTTCTTCTTTGGGGATAGACGTTTGATTTTGTCAATCCCCTTGTGTTATGCTTTGTGTGCAGGATTCTGTCATCTCTGCGACTTGCGTCCCTCGCGCTCTACGCTGATGTAGGTTGCTACCTCGCTAATCAGCCATAGCGCGGCGATGAGTGCGATGCTCAGTCCCAAAAAGACGAATCCTGCCGGGTCTGCGTGTGGCATCTCCGTGTCACTCCTCTCGTAATAGTCTTCGGTGGGAAGTGTGAAATACGTTCTCCAGCGCTACCAACACAGGATAGGACGGATCACGCTTCCCAGTCTCAATCATGCTATAAGCCTGTACCGTAATTCCGAGTTGCTTTGCAACATCGGCTTGCGACCAGCCTTGCAAGGCTCTGATCCCCTTTAATGCGGTTCTCATTGTTGCTCCCTTCTCATCAACTCTCGGCAAGTGTTTTCCGCTTGCTTGTTTACATTATACATCAACTTTGCGTTGATGCCAAGAGGTTTTCAATGTTTTCACGAGAAAAATTTGCTTCCCGCCTTTTGGCGTTGCGCAAGCAAGCAGGGCTTTCCGTCGCGGCGCTTGGTGATGCGCTTGGTGTCTCCGGCGCGTCCGTGACGCAGTTGGAGAAGTGCCAGCGTTCGCCCAGCGTTGAGGTGTTCGGAAAAATCGCTGACCTCTTCGGCGTTTCCTACGATTATCTTGCCGGGTGCGACGGTGCGCCGTCTCCCAAAGAAACGGACACGCTCTACTTGGAGATTTCCGCGCTTGCTCCGTCCGACCGGGAAGAAGTCATGCGGTACGCTCGATACGTCCGGGCGAATCCGCGCAAGTGAGGTGATGCACCGTGCCGTTCCCGGAAATTCTGCTTGCGCTGCGAATCTGGAAGAAGCAACCCCGTTCCGACGCGTCTTCTCGCAATCGCTGATGCTCTCGGTGTTTCGCTCGATACGCTCGTTGGACGTGATGAGAACGCGTTCTCGCCGCCCGACTTCGACCCGCTGGTAGAACAGGTGAAGTCTCTTTCCGCGATCCAGCGTGCGGATGTGATGAAGTACATCGAGTTCATCAAGTCCCGCTCCTGATTCGCGTTTGCGCTGGGCAACACTCTACAAGGACAAAAACGGCGCTCTGAGCGTTTCCAGCCCGTCGGGTGAGGAAATACCAGTCCCGACGTGCAAGCGCTCCTGCGGGCGTTTTTGTGCGAATTAGACGTTGCTTTCGCGCAAAGCCCTTTTCGCTTCCGCCGCGTCGTGATGGTGTACTTCACCCGGTTCTCGATGTCTGGCGGGTTGACGTGGTATACTACTTCTCGCTCCCCTCAATGGCGTGCTGGATGATGTGAATCATCTGCTGGTTGACGCTTCGGTTTTCGCGCTCTGCAAGGACTTGCAGCTTGCGATGAAGCCCTGCGCCCATCCGCAGTGTGACTTTCCTGCCGTCTGACGTCATTGTGCCGTCACCTCTCTTTTATTATATAGTGCCGTCACCTTGCTGTCAAGGTGCTGACCGAAATTTTTTTGAAGGTGGTGATTTCCTTGCCGTCCGACCTCCCGAAGTTTACGCTCCGCACTGACAAGCAGACGCTTGAAAAGTTCCGCGTGGTTGCGCAAAAAAACCTGCGAACCGTCAACCGCGAATTGGAGATGCTAATGCGTCAGCATATCGCGGACTATGAGGACAAGCACGGCGAAATCGTCCTCCCTCAAAATCAGGAATGATTGCTATGCAGTCATATCCTATGCAGGAATGGAGGTGAGTATGCCTTGCTTGCGTCGGAATATCGTCTCTGCCGTGACTTTCAGCGCGGCAAACAGCTTTCGGAGGAACAGCTTGCGCGGTTGCGTTCGTCCGACTTCTTGACGCCACCGCCGCCGCACCCATCCGACATTGATGCACGCCCGCCGGACTATGTGCCGGAGCTGAACCGTCACGCGCTGGATGCAATGTAGCAGTACAAGTCAAGTTGCTTGCGCTTTCTGCTTCCCGTCGGCATCTCCGCCGTCAGCTTGATTCTCTCGCTGATAGCTCTCTTCAAGTAGCCGAATCTCCTTCAAGTAGTCCAGCACATCGCGCATGTACTTGCTGTACTGGTCGTAATCCAGCTTCATATAGCGTGGGGAGACGAGGATGCGCCCGAACGCAAGGCACAGCTCCTTGCCGTACCAGCTCAAAAGCGGGTTATCCTTGAACAAGCCATCGCTCATGTGCGTCTCTTTGCGAAGCGCTAAGTTCTCCTGTTCCAGCATCGCGACTTTTACTTGCAAGTCCTCAACCCGTTGCTTTAGATTCCGTTTACTCTGATACACGTTCACACCTCCAAGACACGAAAGGGGTTTCATCACGATGAAGAAGTTTGTTTCCGTTCTGCTGGTCCTCTGCTGCCTGATGGCTTCCTGCGTCCCCGCGCTGGCGCTGACCGATGACGAGGCTTTCGTCATTCGCTTTTTGCAAATGTCTCCATTCGGCGACCATTCGGATGACGGCTATTACTATTCGCTTTCCGCTGATACGGCGGAAAAGTGCATAGAGGTCAAATGCTACCACCCGGTATTCTCGACGCTTAAGACGTGCGACGTTGCGGAATACGCTTCCATGGTTGATTCCTACACGCGCATTTTTGAAACTGCTGCTGAGACTGTAAGCCATTGGGCAAGTGGCTATTATCTCAAGCTGAGCTTCTGCACAAAGAGCGACTTTACCGGCGACGTATACTGTGAGTTCAGCAACAAGAGCGGCGAAACCGTCCATGAGGATTTTGACGTTCCGATTGACGCTGATTCTAACGTTTACGTCTCTTGGGGCGCGAATGCAGATTTCCTCGCAAAAGTCGTCGAAGTGTACGGAAAGAAGGACGGCTACGTCGGCTATTATTACAGCAAGAAGGATAAGGCTTACATGGTGAAGATGAACGGCGCGTATGTTGCCGATATGTTCGCCGGTTACAATGGAAAAGCAGCGAAGGTAACTTTGACACAGGATTACCTCGACGACTTCTCCCAACTTGCCGACTTCGACACGTTGAACTACTCGCTCGTTTTCCTCGATGACGATGGCAATCTGTTTTTCTATGCCTCATGTCAGCCCGGACAAGATATGACTTGCTTGTATCTTAGCAAGTGATACCCGTTATCCAAACAGCGTCCTGATGTCTTCCACCCCCAGCGCGTCGGCGATACGAATCGCTACCAGAACGCTGGGGGTTTGCTGTCCTGCTTCGTAGTGCTGATATGCTCGGACTGTGACCCCGCCGCGTCTTGCAACTTCGGTTTGCGTCATATTCGCGCTTTTCCGCGCATTGACAAGCTGGACATTCTGCATCTCCACTCCTTCCGTGAAGTATTCTTCACGCTCATTATAACACGAATTATTCTTCACGTCAAGCGATTTCTGAAAGTTGGTGATTGTTTTTGTCTGACTTTCGCTCTCGTCTCTGCGACTTGCAGACGTTTTTTGACTATCGCAATGCGCAGATTGCAGAAGCGGCAGGGATTACTGTTCGCGCGTACCAGCTTTACAAGTCTGGATGCAGCGAACCGACGCTTTCGGCGCTGGTCCGCATTGCCGACCTCTACGGCGTGTCGCTCGACTATCTTGTCGGGCGTTCCGACGACCCCACGTTCACGCCGTCCGCCGGAACTATCCCTTTCTCCGCCAGCAAGGACTGAATCACCTTTCGCGCTGTCAGCGTCCACATGGCGAACAGCCGCACCGTGCCGCTCTCCGTTTTGACGGGCTTGTAAGTCACCATGTCGGCGAAGTTCCCGGCGACCACCCAAGTGCCATCGGAGCGCTGTATCTGGATACCAGCGCGGAACAGCGCCTGATTAAACTCGCGTGTCGTCATGCCGTACTGCATCGCCAGCTTTGCCGTGCTGATGGGCTGCGTGGCCGTGATGTTGACTGTCGGCACGTCAACCTTCTCGCTGTAAACCTCCGGGAACGCCTCTCGGACTGTGCATCCGAGGGCTTCGGCAATGAGCTTCATCGCGTCAACCGTTGGGCTTCCCTGTCCGTTGGCGTAGCGGTATATGGTCGGCTTCGATATGCCCGACTTCTCGGACAGCGCGGCGACGCTGATTCCTTGTACCCCGGCGACGTGGAGAAAGTGCCGCAGCTTCTCAGCCATCGACCTCACCCCCGAAAAGGGCTTCGACCGTCGTTCCAAGCGCACGGGCAAGGCGGATAGCATGACGCACGTTCGGAATGCTGTTGCCACTTTCCCATGACGGATAGCTGCATTCTTTCAGCCCTGCGAGCCGAGCAAGACCGCGCCCTGAAAGATGCTTTGCAATCCGCGCTGCTCTTAGCTTATAGCGCAAGCATATCCCCTCCATCCTGATTAGCAATCTAATCGCGTGATGATTAAATTATAAGTCACCTCTTGCAAGATGTCAAGAGGTGAACAAAAATTTTTTTGTGTGGTGAAGAGTATGTTTGTCCCGGAACGCCTTCTGGATTTGCGCAAAAAAAAAGGCGACAGTCAACGAACCGTCGCGGCGAGAATCGGAATTACGAACGCCCAGCTTGGAAACTACGAACGAGGAATCAATGAACCGTCTGCCAACATCCTCTCCCGCCTTGCCGAGTATTACGGCGTGACCACCGACTACCTGTGCGGACTGTCCGACAACCCGCAAGGAACGTCTGACCGCCCGATTCTCGACGCAACCTGTGAAGCGATTATCGCCAAGCTGATGGGTGCGCCGGATGACGTGGTGCGTGAAGCGATGGACTACGTTGAGTATCTTACCGCGAAGGCGGAACGCCGGATGCGGCAGGAGCGCAGGGAACGCGATAGCTTAAAGCGCATGGCGGACAAGGTGGACCAGAAGGAAGAACTGTAACCAGCAGGGGAAGCAAGGCGGAGAAGTAAGTGTGATTATACACCCACGTCCCCGCCTTGTCAAGCCCCTGCTTTTAGTTGCGCAAATGGTTGTCCGTTGCATTTTGTTGATGCCAACAAGATGGTTTCTGCACCATTTCCGCGAAGTCACGAAAATGGTCTGCCCCGAAATTATCATCTGCGTAAAACCACGAAGCTGATCATGCTGCGGATGTCCGAAAAAGGGTACTCAAAAAAAAGACCGCCGCCACAGCAAAAAAATCGCGTCAGCGCATTTTTCTTTTTTTGTTTTCTTTTTTTTTATTTTATTTCTTTTATTTCTTTTCTTTTTATACATAGCTCAGCTATTTATTTTTTTAGCTCAGCTATTTATTATTTAGCTGATTCCCTTTCAGAGATGGCGCAAAGCCTTGAAATTACTGCGTTTCAGGCGTTTTGCAAATTAAAAATCGTCATACAAGTTTGACCTTTCTTGACCTTCAAGATGAAAAATGTTACGAAATTATTACGAAATAAAGCTGCAAAAATAAAAATAGCTTAGCTATTCGTTTTTTTTATTTTTCTCCGTGTTTTCTAATTTTTTGTGTTTTGCAGCTCATTTCCTTTGCAAGAATTTTCCTTTCCATCCACGCGAAAAATTCCGATTGCAAGTCCTTCGGCAGTTCCTTCACCTTCTCGACGAGCGTTTTAACAACAAACTTTTTATCAAAAACAGGCATATTTTCCTCTCCAGTCGCGTATTTTTTATCGTCCACCGCAATACCATATGCTGACGCGCCGCGATATATGACTAAAAATTTTCCGTGCGTTTGCAAAATGTTTTCAATTTGTTCACAATTTACGATGGCACTTTGCCGCGATTTGCGGCACAATGAGAGAAAAGGAGTGATACACTTGCCACGCCAGACACTAAAAAAGCGCCCCGACGGGCGCTACGTTTGTAAATATAAGGGGTTTTCCTTCTACGGGCGAACGCAGTCCGAAGCCCTTGCAGCCCGCGAAGAGTACAAGAAACAGGAAAAATACGGCAGGAAACCACGGGAGAAGTACACGTTCGCGGAGTACGCGGCGGAGTGGCTGCCGACGTACAAGAGCGAGGTGACCATAAATGTATATGATGCATATGTCTCACGCCTTAACCAGATAGCATCAATCCTGCCGCAGACAGAGATGCGACTAATCACGCCGTCGGATGTACAGCGACTTTATAACGCTTTTGCCGACCGCGGAGAAGGGACGCGAAGAAAGATAGCCGAAGCAACAAGAGCGGTTTTCCGCGCTGCAAAAAATGATGGAATAGTTGCAATTTCTCCCTGCGAGAACGTTAGGCGAAAGAAAGGAGAAGTAGGGACGCACCGTAATCTTGATGATTGGGAAATAAAACTAATCAGAGATACTTGTGACAGCGAAAGAATGGGAATTTACGCGATGGTGATGGTGTATGCAGGACTTAGGCGTGGAGAAGCGCTTGCGCTTGATATTGATGATGATGTTGATTTTGAGAAAGGTGTGATTCACGTCCGAAAGGCGATTCGACGCGAACGTTCCGACTATATTATCACTGTACCCAAAACCAAAGCTGGTATTCGTAACGTGCCGCTGTTTCCGCCGTTACGGGATGTCTTGCAAGGGCGACACGGAAGCGTGATAATATCGAAAGATAATAAAATTATTTCTTTCAGTGCTGTGACCGATGCGTGGAAGCGTTACCAAAATCATCTATCAAAAATTGCGGGGAGAAATGTGGTAATCAGGCAGCACGATTGCAGACATACTTTTGCGACGATGCTTTATAATGCGGATGTTGACATTAAAACTGCCGCGCGCTGGATGGGGCATGAGGATGAGACGATGATAATGCGGATATATGCACATCTCACGGAAAAAAAGGAAGAAAACGCCATCCGAAAGGTCGAAAGTATGTTGACTTCTGTGTCCAAGTAGTCAAACTGGTAGTCAGAAGCGTTGCAAGGGGCTGAGAACCATAGAGAATCCAACAGTTCTACGGATTTTGTTTGCTTTCCATGGAAGAAAGCGAAAGCGGTTTTCTCTTCACTACTCTGCGCTTGCGTATGCCTTGTAATTGCTCAATCTGCTGTTATCGCACATGGTTTTTGCAATCCCCAAATTCGCAATTTTGACTCTCTTTCCGTCGCACGAAGTAGTCAAAACGGGGGTCAAAAAAAGCCCCTCCATGCAGGGCTGTGCATGGAAGGGAGAAAGGAACTGGAACATTTGACCAACATCATTATAAACGTTTCTAATCGTTTTGTCAAGCGTTTTTCTGTGAGATGATTTGCGCCCACTTCTTCGCATCCTGCACACGCTTTCGTTCCTCCGGCGTGTTGACGCTGATGGAATGCAGTGCCGTCTCCACCTGCTGGATGGTCGGCACGGTGTCCAAGTCTGCGCTGTGCGTCATGAGGACAACCGCATCCCGGCGTTTCTTGTCATCGGCAGATTCCTGCACGCTCTGTGCATCTGTTTTCGGGGCTGACCGCGTGGCGAGGTACTCACGCACTGTAATCAGCGCCGCCAAATCGCGGATGTTCTGCGGATTGTTGCCCTCTTCGATTGCCTTCTCAATCTGCCCATCAATCCACGTCAGCGTAACCACGCAGCCAGCCCCCTTTCCTTTATGCTTCTTTCAGTTCTTCCAGCGCCCGCCGAATCACGTCACGCTTCCCCGGCTCGATGGTGCGCATCAGTTCTTCCAACTCGTCCATCAGGCGCTTGTCCGTGCCGTCGTGGCGGCTGTACCGTCCGCGCATATCGCGTCCACGGCGGCTGTATCGCTCATCGCGGTACATACCGTCATAGCTGCCACGCGCTTCCCAGTCGCCGCCGTTATTGCTGTACCCGTCCGCTTCCAGCATCTCAATCTTGTCGATGTTTTTGATGGTGTCCGTCAGCTTGTGCACAGCTTCAAGGTCGCCAGCAGACATATCCTGCTTCTCCGCAATCTCTTGCAGCTCTTCGCAGAGTTTTTCTTTAAGTTCGTGAAGATACTTCATTGCGTTTCTCCTTTCCTCACGCAACGCGCGTGACAATCAGGTTGGCATTCTGCACGTCAATATCCACGCCAGCGGTATTTTTGACGCTGATGGTCGTGCAGCACCCCGCCGGAACGTCAACAAAGGTGTCGACGCTGACGTTCTGGTACTGCGCCGCTGCCGCAGGGGTGACGATGGCGGTAGAAGCCGGAAGCACCTCATCAGCGATTGCAAGCGCGACAGAGATAGCTCCGGCAGTGCCGCCCGTCGGAATGGCGATATTGCCGCCAAAGTTTACGCGAAAACGCGCGCGGCACTGTCCATTGGTGATGCCTCGCAGCGTCACGATGCCAGAGCCTTCACGATGGACGATGCACCGCGTGGCGCAGACAGGCGTGGCAGTAAAAAGGACGTTGTTGCCATTGGCGACGGTTTGAGCCGCCGCCGCAGTATATTCAGCCATGATTTTTCTCCTTTCAGCGGCAGGGCGCGAATCAATCAACGCCCCGCCGCTTTTTTCAGTTGCCGTTATCGGCTCATCCTGCACGGGCAGGAAGCTGTCCGGAGCTTACCCGGCGCAATACTGCGCCTGATTGCAGCAGAACGGGTTGGCTACCGTATACGCCGGAACAGGACAGGGGCGAATCGTGTTCACAAGGTACTGATTCTGCGCTGCCTGAGACGCGGCAAGCTGCAAGCCGAAAATCTGCTGGTTCTGCGCCGCAATCTTCTCGTCCTTTGCCTCGATGCGCTGTGCCGTCAGTGCGTCGATGACGGCTCGGGCGTTAGCATTGGCGTTGTCCAAAATGTCGCGAACGCCGCTCTGAATGGTGTTGCGAGTGTCGCAAGCCTGAGTGGCAAGGTTGTAGTTCACGCCCTGGATTGCCGTCTGCGTCTTGCAGCAGCAATCCGCCGCCTGTGCCTGCATCGCGTTAAGCTGCTGCATGAGCGCGGTTTGCTGATTGGCGCGGGAGAGTTCCGCCTGAGCGAAGCCGTTAGCCATCTGCATCTGTACGCCATTGGTGAGCTGCGCCTGTGCGTAGAATCCATCACACAAGCCGCTGTTCACGTTGTCGATTTTCCGCTCGATATTGGCGAAGTCGGAGGTGAGAACGTAACCGTCCATGACAGAACCCTGTCCACCGTTGCGATTGCCAAAGCCACCCCATCCATTATTGCCCCACCCGCAGAAGACGAAGAGGAAAAGGATGATAATCCAGTATGCGCCATTGCCACCAAAGAAGCCGTCGCCGTTCTGGTTTCTGTTTATGCCGGAAAGCAGAGCCACGTCAGAAGCGGAGAGTTCCGAAGTCATACTCATTGTTTTTCTCCTTTCGGATTTTTGAAGTATATGCTAAATTGTTGCGCAACAAATATAGCCAAAGTTAAGAACCGAGGAACGATTGAAACATTTGCGCCGCCTGTTGAAGCTGGTTAAGCTGGTTTTGCGAGATTTTGCCGGATGCAATCAGCTTGCGAACCTCCTGTTCCGGGTCGCCTTGAAACGTCGCGCGAAACTGCTGAAACTGCTGCATCATCCGCTGGAAGTCGCCAATAGCTCCGGGCATCTGCCCGCCGCCGAGTGCGTTAAACAGTGGGTTCATCCTGCGTTACCCCCTTCTTCTTGCGCCCCTCAAGGGCTTCAAGGCGCTTTGTAAGCGTGTTGAGTTCGTCCCGCGTCACGTACTCCGGAGCGTCCTGCGCGCTGCTTGATGGCTTTACGGATGCGTTGCGCTCCACGTAGTCAAACGTGCGCATGGACGGCATTCCTGCCGCGTCCGCCGACTTGATGTAAAACGTCTGCTTCTCGCTGTCCATCAGCAGAACGCTCGAACCATTTGCGACAAGGTAGCTCTTCGCCCCGGCTTCGCCCTGCACCCAAATCAAACCGTTGCTTGACGGCTGCGCTGGCTGCTGCATCATCGGCTGCTGTGCGGCTCGAAGCTGCGCAAGTTGATCTGGCATTGCCGTCTGTTGCGCGTTATAATACGGAATCTGTGGATAATATTGTGGATAACCATACGCCATACATCAATCCTCCCCTTTCCAGTAGTACGCTGGTATTTCCGCGCCGCTGTCCCATGCGTCGTACCAGTCACCGTCTACGGCACACACAACGTGGTCACCGATGCCGAGGACGTACACCCCGCGCGGATGTTCACGGCAGAAGTCCGCGACGGTGTAGCAGATTGGACAAGTATCCGGCAGGGCGTGGCGCGTGAATCCGCGCTCATGCAAGTAACGTCCCCAAACGTGGTTGGCGTTTGGCATGTCTCCGCAGTCATAACCCAGCGCACAGAGCGCTGCATAGGCGCTTCCCCACGTTTCCCCTGCTGCCTTGGATGTTGCGCGGACAGCGCAATCCCCGACACGCAAGCCGCGCGGATTAGGGTTGTAGTGGATATACACCGCACCACCTCCTACTGATTATAGTATAGGCGATTCGGGCGGTTAGGAAATGCAGACAAAACGCTGGAAAGATGCAAAAAAACTTGCGGAAAATCTCAAAAAGGTATTGACAAAGTATATATCTTGTGCTA